ACTGCTTGGGCCACTACTGATGCCACTGCCACTTATGGTGGAGCCAGCGACCTTTGGAGCTCTGGTTATTCCATCAGTGATATCAACGACTCTAGCTTTGGTGTAGACTTATCTGCTACAAATGCTGATGGTAGTGCGGCTCGCGAAGCTAGAGTTGATGCTATTTGGATACGAGTAACTTATGATACTACTCCGACTCTAACAGTCGCCAATACCTCGCATACTCATTCCTCCGAGGCTCCTACCTTATCACAGATAGAGCTAATAATCTCGCGAGTGTACCATTATTCTGCCAGCACAAGCCAAGCATCGACAACTTCTACGAATTATGTCGATGCTCATTCATTAGCCTTTACTCCTGCTGCTAATTCTACTTATTTAATTTTTGGTTCGTGGTTTCTGCGTACAAGTAATACAGGTTATGGTGCTTTTTCCAGATTAATTAATACTACCACCTCTACGACATTTACGGAAGTAAATTTAAATCCTAGGAATAGTGGGAATTATTGGTCCTATGGAGCATTTGCTCAGCAAACATTTGGGGCGAGTCCTTCCACACATACATATAAAATCCAATATCGCCAGTATAGTTTTCTGGCTAGGGCAGTTATTAAGCAATCGAGATTATTTGCTTTAAAACTGCAAGCAAGTGATGAGTTCGCTTCATCTGTAACCCAGTCCTCAACATCTAGTACTGCTTGGCAAGATAAAACCACATTATCATTCACTCCTGCTTCTCCGGGCGATTATCTTTTATTAGCTTCGGCTGAACTTCGCAACAGTTCTGCAAGTTACGATTATCTCTGTCGCTTGGATGTAGACGGTACACAGTACGATACACAGAATACGAGTCCTAACTATGCTGGCTCTGAGGGCGACACAACTTGGGTTGTTGTTAAAAAGGCCACTCTAACAACCGCGTCGCACACTATTAAAATACAATACAGAAGTGGGAGTGGCTCGGCTACAGCTTATATTCGTCGTGCTTATCTGACAGCTTTACGTTTAGATGATTTTCCTGGGTACGAATACGCAGAATCAGAGACTAGAAGTGCAACCCTCTCGACTGCTTGGCAAGACAAAACTAGCCTAACAACTTACTGTGATGCTTATGACCGTATTGTTCTTGGTACTTGCGGTGGTGATGAAAATTACCATAACAATTCTGCCTGTCTCCGTAGACTCTTGCACGATTCTACTGATTTGGGTGAGATGGTTCATGAAGATAAAATTGATAACCAAAGACATCGCCCGTATGTAGCTCAAAATGTTTTTTCTTCAGCCGCCACCCATACTTGGAAATTCCAATACCGTACTAACAATACCTCTGCCACAGCTGGCATACAAGAAGCACGTATCTGTGTTTTACAACTTTACGGCTTAGGGTCGGCAGTCTTAGTTGTTTCAGACTCTCAGCATGACCACTCAGTTGAGTCTGTTAACTTAACTCAAAAATACAATCTAAGTATATCTTCTTGTTTACATAGCCAGACATCAACTAGCCCAACGCTGTCTCAACTCCACATTCTAGGTGTAGGTAGTAGTTTACACTCTCATGCGGCGATTAGCCCATTATTAGCACAACTTCATATTTTAAGTGCAGATAGTGGACTTCACAGTCATACAGCAACCAGCCCATCACTATCACAACTCCACGTTCTAAGTATAGCCGACGGTTTACATCCCCATACCTGTGAGTCTATAAACTTAATACAGCAGGTTAACTTGGTTGTAGATAATTGCTTACATACTCATATAACTGATAATATTTCCTTAATACAAAAGTATGTACTAGTAGTAGATAGTGCTCTACATGCTCATACAGCGGAAAGTCCTCTAGTCTCTTCGGTTACATTTATCTCCGAGGTCTACTCTGCTACACACGCTCACTCTGCTGAATCTGCTACACTTACACAAGTACACAACCTAACTACGTCTAATGCAAACCATACACATACAGCAGAGAATGTAGTTTTAACTATTACCTATCTACTCGGTGTTGCTTCCAGTTTCCACAACCACTTAGCTGATTCTGTTTCGCTCTCCCAGACGCACAATCTTGTAGTTGCGAATTGTATTCACCAAACTACATCCCAATCGCTTATACTGTTTCAGCTTCATGTGCTAGTTGCTCAATTTGCTACTCATACCCATTCAGCCACATCTCTTGACATTTCTCAGCTCCATGTTCTTTTCGTTGGGAGCACTAGCCACATACACTCGGCTACTTCGGCTTCCCTTGCGCAAACGCATAATCTTGTTGCCAGTGATGCTAACCATCTGCACGTGGTTGATGGTGTCGAACTCTCCCTCTATTTAGTTATATCTAGTTCTGTCCATAGCCACGTAGTAACATCATTTGCTCTTGGATTCGGCTCCTTTTCTGATTTTATAGAGCCGAAGATACTCAATCATATTTTTAATGTTGAGTCGTACTCTCCTCCATCTACAGTCTATTTAGCTTTATCTTCAACGAATCCAACAGAAGATGCGAGTGGATTGTCGGAGCCGATTGGGGGGGCTTATTCTCGTAAACCGATTACATTCGCAATGGCCGCACAACGACGAATAATACAAAATGCTACAGTCTTATTCGATACAGCGACAGCTTCTTGGGGAACTATTAGCTACTGGGCCTTAATGGATTCTGAATCTGCCGGTAACATGATGGTGTATGGGGCGTTTAGCGCTCCTGTGACGATTACAAGTGGTAGGGTGGCCGAGGTAAAATCTAGTGAGATAGTTGTTTCTGTGCTTCCACTGCTCACCGCCTCAAAAAACTTAACTGGTGGCTTTTTTACCTCGTATGCTAACCTGATTTTAGACTGGTTGTTCAGAGCGCAATCATTATTTCAAAATTACGATATAAAGGTTAGTGCTTGCAATAATATTTCTGACGGATGGTCCGAATGGTGGACTTCTCCGAGTGGTGGTGGGTACGCTCCAGTTATTCATAGTTCGTGGACAACCGCCTCTGTAGGCACGTGTTCCAATATTGGAACAATAGCTTTTAATACAGCCACAGCTTCTTGGGGAACTATTACGGCGATAGCAGCGTACTCGATAGTATCACTAGGGTTTTTTAAAATTTGCTATAGTACAATAACTCCCATATCAATAGGTACTGGAGACAAATTAATTATTACTAATGGTAACTTCCTAGTAACTGTGGACTAACCTTTAAAATATTTACAGTAGTTTTTGGGTTGGGTTTGGTGATTTCACTAGGCTAAAATTATGGACTTGATTGTAGAAAACATACTCCACTCTCACGTAGCTACTAATGTTAATTTAGCACAAACAAAAAGAGTGGGACCAACTCCTAAACTTACCGCTCAAGCGCGCTTTGCGGTTTTGTTAAAACCTTTTGGTCTGTATGTTGACAATGCTCTTCACGACCACACAGCGACATCTCCTAGTCTTATCCAACAACACAATTTAGTTATTTCCAGCTGTTCGCACTACCATTTGGTTGAAAGTGCCGTCCTCTCGCAAACCCATATTTTAACAGTAGCAAGTTGCGTACATAATCATACTGTAGAAAGTCCAGCCCTCTTTTCTGTCGATAACTGTTGGCACAGCCACTCAGTCGATGCTATTAGTCTGACTCAAGAACATTCCCTTGTTGTTAGTAATTGTTTACATTCGCATACAGCAGGTAGTATTTATTTAAGTGAATGGGATATCCTCACAGTTTCATCTGCTACACATAGCCATACCGCAGGTAGTGTAAGCCTGTCCCAAAAACATATCCTTACAGTTTCTAATTGTGAGCACAGCCATACATCTGATAAAGTTTCATTTGTTGTATGGTTGTATCCTAGTTCAGCATTCCACTCGCATTCAGCCGAAAATGTAGACTTAGTTCAAGAGCACAGCCTTTTTGCCAATAATGCGTTTCACACACACTCAGCTCAAAGTGTAAGTTTATTTCAATTACATACACTAAGCACCCAGAACTGTGCTCATCTGCACAGCACAAGCCCTGTAACTTTAACTCAGACGCACTCTCTAGTTGTTAGCCCTACTGCTCATTTACACTCAGCCGACTCTGTTAGCCTCTCCCAGTTGCATGTTCTTATTATCAGTGCGTGTACTCATGCACACAGCTCGGAGAATGTGGCACTAGTCAAAATTAGTAGCCTAGCAGTTTCTCCAACACTTCATAGCCATACAGCGGAAAGTGTAACATTACTAGAATGGGATATTCTCACAGTCTACGACTGTGTCCATTCGCATACAGCTGAATCTCCCATACTAACGCAGGTTCATAACCTTGCAGTTTCTAGTTCTATTCATTCGCACACAGCAACAAGAATAAGTCTTTCTGGAACAGGCTTTTTAGATGTTCGGAACGCGTTGCATTTTCACTCAACCGAGAGCGTTAGCCTGTCCCAAGCACATACTCTTGTAGTTGCTGATAGTTTCCACTCCCATACTGCTGAAAACATCTCGCTGACAGTTTGGCTTAATGTATCATTAGCTTCTCACACCCATACAGCAGAGAGCATCACTCTAATTCAAGAGCATTCGCTTTCTGTTGAGAATTCCCTTCACTATCATACGGTTTTGAACGTAGAGCTTGGACAGGTCTACATTCTAGTCACAAGCTCTGCCTCACATGTTCATACTGTTCAGGGAATAGTTTTATCACAAACTCACATCCTTGAGGCTCAGTCTGGGTTAAGTCAGCACTACGCTTCTGCTCCGACAATATTCCAGATTCACTTTTTAAGCGTAGATAATACTGTACATCAACATACAGTCGATTCCCTTAGCCTATCTGGCGCTCAGTTTTTGGATGTTCTGGGATGCCTACATAGTCATTCTTCAACATCTCCAACTTTATCTCAGCTCCACATTATAGGTGTGGCGAACGGCTCCCATACTCACATCGCTACGTCTTTAACGTTAACTCAAACACATTTACTTGACACAACCAGCGCGCTTCACGCTCACAGGGTCGACGGCATAGTTCTCTTAGAATGGGATATTCTAACAGTTCAGGGCTGTAGCCATGGCCATACGGTCGACTCCACTGCATTGGTTCAGCTCCATAGCCTGCCTGTCAATGATGGAGTACATACCCATTCAGCACAGGCGGTTGCTCTAGGCCAGACACATAACCTACTTGTTTCAAGTCTCCTCCACAGTCATACCTGCTCATTACTTGTTTTAGTAGCGATTCTGGATTTAATTGTTGATAGTGGTCTGCATTCACATATTGCAGAGAGCCCGGAGGTAGAACTTGCCAGTTTAAGTGTAGGAAACTGTCTCCATTCGCTCGTTTCTGACGTTGTCGCCTTAACGCAAGAGCATCGTCTGTTGGTTGCTAACACACGACATGTACAGACAGCAGAATCTCTAGTTGTGGTGCATATACCAAGAGTTTTACCAGAAGTCGGGCTAATAGTTTATGTGGAAAGACGATGAAGTATACTTTTATAACCATGATTGCTCAAACCATGATTTTCCTTGGCGTTTAACAAACTTGCCATTATTATGTATGGAGAATGGACTATACTAGCCTAAACTTGAAAGTTAGAGCGTTGATGCAAAGTTATGGAACAACATTGACCTTGCAACAGCCGACGTATAGCGCGTTTAGCCCAACACTCGGTCGGTATGTATCAAATGCGACTGTGAGCCACGAAGTAACCGGCCTTATTCGAGCGACGGACAGAATCTGGACAGGTGATACTTATTGGGGGGCGGATGTTGTTGTTGAGGCGGGCGACAGAGAAATCGTTCTGGCTACTAAAGATGGCGTTGTCCCAGATGTAGGCGATGGACTGATAGTTGTGGGTGTTCCCTATAAAATTGTAGCGTGTAACGTTATTCAGCCCGGTGGGACTACTTTGCTTTATAAACTTCTGTTGAGAAAATAATATGGTTAACGTAGAGCTTGCTAACTTGGCAGAATTCGAGAAAGCTCTGGAAGACTTTCCTAAACGCGGGTACAGGCGTGCTAATATGGTCTTACGAGCTTCTGTGACGGAATTGATGCGTCGAATACTGCGCGATACTCCTGTCAAGACGGGCAGGCTTAAAGGAGCATGGCGCGTAGGTGGAGCGGGCGGCGGAGCTGGATTTTCATCTGAGTTAGGTATACAGTCTCGTTCATTTGGATTATCCCAGAGACGTGAAACTAGCATGGAATTTGACAAAAGTGAGAGCGGTGACAAAACGTTGGCTAAATCCAAGGGCGCAATTAACTCGCTTAATCTTGAGAATGGAAACGTGTCAATCGAGATTTACAACAATACATATTATGCTGGGTTTGTTGAGTACGGGCGCGAAGGTCGTCCAGCTCGACACATGCTTACTCGGAACATAACTTCGTGGCCCGCCATCGTTGCCCAATTCGCGGGGATGGGAGGGTTGTCCGGGTACAGAGGCGGCGATAGATGACAACAACAAACGAAGACATAGCGCACGCCTTTTATAAGCACTACAGTACGTTTACAGCTTCAATCAGGATGGTAAGTGAGAACGAAAGTTACGAGCCCGCGTTGGGAACTCCATATTTACGCACATGGCACTCACCTGCTCAAACCGAGACTATCACACTAGGGCCGAACGGAGTGCACTGGTATATGGGAGTGTTCCAGATTAGTTGTTACTACCCACAAGCGTTTGGTTGGGCTGACGCAAAGGCGATGGCCGGAAGGTTAATTACTCATTTTTTTCGCGGAACTCAAGTAACGTACAATAATATTTCTGTGAAGGTGCGTCAGTCTTGGATGGTCCCGGGGTTTCAAGAAGACGCATGGTATCTTGTGCCAGTGATAGTGGAATACTGGTGCTTCGACAATTCTAGCTAAGAGGTAAACAAGTCATGACTTATATGTCTCAATTCGCGGCGGGGTCTGAACATGGACTTCGCTATTGCTCCGAAGCGACATGGGGGGTTACTCCTGGTTCCCCTAACATGATTTCGCTTCGTCATACTGGTTGCTCGTTGATTCTGAGTAAGGAGACTTTCCAGTCTGAGGAACTCAGAAACGACAGACAAATCACAGACTTTCGTCATGGAACATATCAAGTCGGGGGTGATTCTAACTTTGAGCTGTCGTATGGTGAATATGACGCTATCGTTAAGGGTGCCTTTTGCGGGACGTTCCAAACCCTTAAAAACGCAGTAACTGGGACAATGTCTTTTGGTAGCACCAGCAACCAAATCTATAGTTCCACTGTTACTTTCACATCCTATGCAACTGGGGATTGTATTACTGTTTCAGGTAGTGTTAGCAATAACGGGTCGTATGTTGTCTCTGCCGCTCTACCTTATACACTTACTATTCTGGCGAGCTTGGCCACAGAAGCATCTGTTTCTGCTACTGTGTCCCACAACATTGCTGTAAGTAATGGAACAGCGGATATGAGTTTCACTATCGAGCGCGCTCACGGTGATATTACTCAGTATCAGCAGTTCTCGGGTTGTCTAATCAACTCCCTCAGTCTCAGCATGAGACCCAACGGGATTGTCACAGGTGTGTTTGGTGTTATTGGCAAAAGCATTACTGTTACAAGTACTCCTTTGGACGCTAGCCCGACTGCTAGTCAGTCTGGTTCTCCCTACGACACATTCTCTGGATCACTGCGGGAGGGCGGCAACCTTATCGCGACAATTACTGGTATCGACCTTGAGCTGGACAACGCTGGGGAAGCGACCTTTGTTATTGGTAGTCAAGTAGCACAGAATGTTGTGCTGGGTCGTTGTAACATTACTGGAACTGTAGAAGCTTATTTCCAGAACATCACTTTGTTGAACAAGTTCATTAACGAAACAGAAACCAGTATTGAGGTTGATATCGGAGGAACATCTAACTACTACAAACTCTTTCTCCCGCGTGTCAAATATGGCGGGGGAGATACTTCCGTGGATGGCGAAGGTCCCATCACTCTGAGTATGCCGTTCCAAGCACTTTATAGTTCAACATATGGCTACACGATTCGTTTAGCCAAAATCTCATAATAAGGGAATATATTTCATGGATTTAACCGACCTTAAATTAGCAAGCGCCAACGAAGAAGGCGTAAAAATGGAACTCTATCATCCGATAGAAGAGACATCTTTTGATCCTCCTGTGTATATCACAGTTGTCGGGGTGGACTCTGAACGTTATCAAAAGGCACAGCTCGATTTACGGAACAAACAGTTCAAAAAGATGCAGAAGCGTAATCGTCTTCGTTTCGAGATGACAGCAGAAGAAACAGAAGAGAATGCGGTGGAGCTGTTGGCTAAGTGCATCTTGGGTTGGGAAAACATTGAGTGGGAAGGTAAGGAACTTCCTTACAGCTATGAAAACACTAAAAAGTTACTCGGTGTACCTTGGATACGTGAACAAGTCGATATGTTTGTAGGCGACCGAGCTAACTTTATCTTGGACTGACTGAAGGGATAATTGAGGCACTCGAACGCACAGTAGAACTTGATTATCCCAAGCAGAATGGTACTACTCTGCGGGATCATCTAGAACAGGTAGAGCGTTCTACACAAACGCCTCAACCTTGGCTAGAGGTGAAAGTCCCGGTTGAGGGCCAACATCTATGGGAGGTATTCTGGGAATTAAACTCTAGTCGGGGAAATTCGGGCTTTGGCCCGTCCCCGATTAGTTTTATGGAGATGGAGTCATGGTCGAGATTGACTAGAACTCCTCTTGCTTTGTGGGAAGTGGCCCTTTTGCGGCGCATGGATTCTACGTATTTGACAAAAGCAGCAGAGATGCAAAAAAAGTACGAACCCAAATCTAAGGGTGGGAAGTAAAACAAATGGCAGACGTTGCTGAACTTCGACTTAGAATTAAAGCTCAAGCAGAACAGCTTCGCGAAGTACGTAGCCAGTTTAAGCTCTTACAGAAAGAGCTTCGAGCTTCGCAAAGCGCGTTTCAACAAGCCGCTGCTCAGGCCGAACGGTTTAAGGCTAGCGCTCAGAAAAGTCAGGCTCAAGTCCAAGCGCTCAGGCTCCAAATGAAGGGGCTAAACAACTCTATGCGTCAAAGTAAGGCGGCCTCAGAGGAGTTCAACAATAGCCTTTTGAAGTTTGGTCGTACCTTAGCCTCTTTTGCTGCCGTTTTTTACACGCTAAAGAATCTGTTAGGAGTTTTTAGGTATGGTATTGAGTTTAATAAGGTCATAGAAGACTCCAAAATTGGGCTGACAGCTTTGATTGCGGCAACTCATGACTACACAGACGCGACTGGGAAGACTGTAACAGGGATGACAGCGTTCAACGCCGCTCAAGAGGACGCAATCGGGCTACAGAAAGAGTTGAGAGTTGCGGCCCTGCGGACGGCGGCCACATATGAAGAGCTTGTTTATGCCCTCCAACAAGCCTTTGTACCTGCTACAGGAGCTGGGTTTCAACTAGACCAGTTGGTGGACTTTGCTCAACGTTTCGCTCAAATCATGCAAGTTGTAGGTATCCCGATGAACCAAATCGGGGAGGAGATGCGGAGCTTCTTAACAGCTACAGGTTCTCTGCGTACAACTCGAACTTTGCCATTCTTTGAAGGACTTGGCTTGGGTCGCAAGGAAGTTAAAAAGCTGTTGGCCGAAGGCAAGCTTGCAGAAGAGTACTTTAAACGTACTTGGGCTGTTCAAATGATGGCGGCAGAGGCGTCTAAAACATGGACAGTATCCCTCTCAAACTTACAAGACGCTCTTCAGAATGTGATGGGGATTGGAACAGTAGAGACGTTTGAGTTCCTAAAACAGACATTCTTGGATTTGACTAACTACGTGTTGCAGTATGATACGGCTACTCGGCACCTCTCTTTTAATCCAGCTGTGGTAGACGCTGTCAGGGAACTCGATAGACGTATGGCTAACCTGCTTCTACGCACACGTGAGTTTATTGAAGCGCTAGCTAGGCTTAGAAACGAGTATCCTGTCGTAGCTCGCACAGCGTTTGAGATAGGTGACCTAGTCATCAATGTCGCGGCACTGGGGTTTGCATTCACAACAATTACTGGCTTTTTCAGATGGTTAGGAAGGATGTCCTTTGTTAGACCATTCGAGATGGCGTACAACGCGTTCATGCGGTTTATTGCACTGTGGAAGAGATTGCCTGTTGTTGGGCGTGCTTCTCTTGTTGTGATAGGTGCTCTTTTAATCTATACGTTCAAAGACGCGATTGCAACTGTTGCACAGATGTTTTGGAACTGGCTAAAAGAGTTCCCCGTCTACGGTAAAACGATTGGGGAGTGGGCCGAGGGCGTTAAACGTTATATTATTTTACAGTTCGCCAAGTTGGGGATTGACCTACCCGTTCTTTTGGAAAACATAGGATGGGCCGCCGGGAAAGCGTATAAAAAAGGTTGGGACGCGTCTGTTAAGGTCGAACAAATCAGGAAAGGTATAGTTCAGCGTGTTAAGGATTTTTATAGGTGGGAACTAGAAGGGGCTTTATGGATAATCGAAACTATAAAAAAGAAATTAACTGAGGCGTACCAGACGCGCCCTGATGTTGGGCAGTTACAACTTCCACGTATTAGCGCCACCCTTTTCGGTGTTGATGAGTTTGTAAGTGATGTTGAGACAGAGTGGGTTAGACTTAAGGACATCTGGAATGCTTTGTTGGAGGGATTGAAGACAAGCTGGGGGAACTTTACTAGTGCAGTAGAACGTGAGTGGGGAGACACCATTGATAGTTGGATTCGGGGTGTTAAACAGTTTGGAACTGATATGGTTAACTTGATTTGGCGGGCGTGGGAAGAGATAAAAAGCTGGCTTCCCTTTAGAATTCCTATAGAGTTGGATTTTTCTCTGCCAGATATTAACAAAATCATGGAACGTTCAAGGAAAGCTCTTGGATTAATGACTAAGGAGGAACAACAAAGAAAGATTGCTTCACTGAAGCCGATGGTGGGGCATGGCACAGAACTTGAGTACTTCACAGGTCCTGAGCCGTTTTCTATGACGTGGACAGATTTGCTGAAAGGGCATGGATTGAAGCGTAAACCGAAGTCCGACGTAGGTCTAGGAGGGACAGGTGGAGGAAAAGGCGGAAAAGGCGGTGAAGCTGATAAAGAGAGTCGTCGTCTTCTGTCTTTGTATGACTCAATTTTGAAGCAATATTTAAGTCTCACTGAATCTACATACGACGCAGAAGTTAGAAAACACAAAGAGATGATGGACAAAATCGTCGAAGGCAAAGAACGACAGGTAACGGCTGCGCAGGTAGTAGAGATGGAGGAGAAGCGTCATGCTGAAGCGGTTGCAAATATGCAACGTGATTACGACTTAATGGTTGCGAAGTCGTCTGGCGACAAGTTTGTAGAAATTGAGGAACAAGCCAAACAGTACATGGAGAAATGGGGGAACTTACAAGACAGAGATGTTGAAAAATGGGTTAAAGACTGGAAAACACGTCGAAAAGCCATGCTAGAGTTGGAGGGGCGCAACGATCTCCTTGCGGTCACAAATTCTATACTTAAGACCGCTGAAGACCTTACACCGAGTGTAAAGGCACAGTTAGACCTTCAGAAGCAACAATTACTTGTCTCACAAGAAATTGAACGTAACGAGATGGAACGTAAGATTTTAAACGGTGACATAGATAAGACAATTAAAGATGAGTACCAGACACTTGTCCTTCAAAGGCAAGAACTAGAACGGCAAGTTCAGCTCCGTAAGGAATGGATGACCCAAGGTCCAATGGGCGGTATACGAGAAGGAATATACGAGAGAGTAGGAAAAGCAGATACATCGTCCGCGGAAGCAGCAAAAGAGTGGGTTTTGAGTCTGGAAGGGACAGTTACAGAGACAATTGCCGCCGGAATCGTTGGTGCCCTTAACGGTTCTAGGACAGATTTCCAAAAGGTCGGGCGTGACATCGCTCAAGCTTTTGTTGAGCGCTCCATCAACATGTTGATGACTGAGTTGTGGAACGTCATATGGAGAGCTTTGGCTAACGCGTTCAATGCAACGATGCCAACGGCAGGCAACGCCATCACTCAGGCTACTACTACCGGTGGCCAAGTTTTGGTAACTTCCGGTATAAAAACAGGCGAGGCCATTTATCAGGGTTGTGCTAGAGGAGCAGCTGAATTTGACCGAGTGGTGGCCCAAGCCAACGTGAAAGGTGCGTCCAAGGGGATGTTCAAGAGTAGAGGTGGCGGAGGCGGGGCAGACGTTGAGGTCGAAGGCTTGCCCGGTGGAGATATTGCAGGGGCGAGACAGGCCGAGGGCGGCTTCTTCAAGGGATTTATTGACGGCTTTAAGAACATGTTTAAAACCATGTTCGATATGATGAAAAGTATGATGCAGGGACTAATGAAGATGCTTGGTGGGCTTTTAAAAAGCCTAGGTAACATCATCATGAAGCTTATCAGTAGCATAGTTAAAGGTATTGGTGGAATGTTCGGGGGTGGGATGCAATACGGTGGCTTTGTGACAAGCCCGACTCTCGCTATGATAGGCGAAGCTGGTCCAGAGTTGGTTTTGCCTTTTAAGAAGGGAGGCAGAGGTAATATCAAACCGCTACCTGCCTATCTGGGTGATGGTGGAGATGTAAATGTCACAGTCATAAATGAAACAGGCGTCCCTGTCCAACCCGATGTTAAAATAAACGAGCGGGATATTATTGTTAGACTGAAACGTGAACTTGTGAGCGACATCAATCAGGGTGGAGACATTCCACGGGCGCTCAATCGCAACTATGTGATGAATCCAAGGCTGATGAGTAGGGGTGGATAATGGGAGACAAAACCGACAATAATATTTTTTATAAGCCTGACTATAATGCAAGCGGGACCGGGGAAAAAGCCGCGTTTGACGCTGGGCTAGATATGGCGGACAAGATGATACTCCAAAGCGCTGCCCCCGGTGTTTTGGTTAATGGTAAACTGTCTGTTTCTTTTAGCTCAGGTACTTTGTATGTGGGTATCAAGACAGCTGACGGAGGAACTCCGTCTCCGACTAATCCCGTGTTTTGTAGGGTTGGGGCTAGGGTTGTAACAATAACTGCCGCCTTGGAGATGACAAAGACAGCCAGCGCATCGCTGGGGGCAGGCAACTCCTGGTTGCATTTGGCGCAACCTGCTATGAGTGGCTATGAAACGGACTTATTTGCCTATATAGGATATGATGAGATAGACGAAGAACCCACCCTATTTGTTTCGAGAAGTGGCTGGCACGACCGCCATGCTTTTAACTATGAAACCTCTGGGCACGGAGCGTTAACAAGCCAGACATCTCTGCGTTCATATACAGGCGAAGAAATAGCAGTGTGCGGTAGATTTAATGCTATCCTAACGACTCCTAATGTTTGGTCGAGTCCTGCAACTCAAATTATTATTCAAAAGCCGATTACTAACACACGTATGCTAGCGTGGAACCACATGATGTTTGCCCCCTATGGGGGGACCCTAGACCATACTTGGACTTTTTCCCTTTATCAAATGGAGGGTAAATTCTTTAACTACTATGTGTTCGGTTTCTTTGCCTATTCTGCGGCCCCTAACACATTAGCAAACTTCTTTGAGTTTACCTTGCCACTCTCATCTCAGTATCCAACTGCCTACATCTGGCAAGCGATGGGTAGGTACAAAGATTATGAAGCCGGTCCCGACCACGGAGTAGTGGTAGGTATATGTGAATATACAAACACACTACGTATTTGTAAACATACTTACGCGTCCTATAGCTTGGGAACTATTTTCCTAAGTTTTCATTTTAGACATTATATCCCAGGCACTATAATTCACTTTGACTTATAAGGATGGGTAATGGGCGACACAACTGAGAACAAAATTTTCTATAAACCAGACCACAATACCAGTGGAACTGGGGAGAAGGCATCTTTTGACGCTGGGTTAACATTGGCAGATAAGATGATTCTCCAAAGTGCTGCCCCAGGCGTTTTGGTCAACGGAAAACTAGCTGTCTCCTTTAATTCCGGCACTCTATATGTAGGAATTAAAACAGCTGACGAAGGAACTCCGTCTCCGACCAATCCTGTATTTTGCAGAGTTGGAGCTAGGGTTGTAACAATAACTTCTGCTCTAGAGATGAATAAAGCATCTAGTGGCCTAGGAGCAGGAAGTTCTTGGTTACATTTAGCACAACCTGCTACGAGTGGCTACGAGACAGATTTGTTTGCTTATATAGGATATGATGAAACAAACCAAGAGCCAATGTTGTTGGTTTCGAGAAGCGGATGGCACGACCGTCATGCTTTTAACTCCGAAACCTCTGGACGTGGTGCTTTAACCAGTCAAGCATCTTTAGCTACCTTTACAGGTGAAGATATTGCGGTATGTGGACGGTTTAATACCGTTCTTACTACGCCTAATAATTGGTCTAGTCCGGCATCCCCATTGGTTGTCCAAAAACCCATTACCCAGACTCGTATGCTTAATTGGAACCCTATGTTTGTTGTCCCATACGGAGGTTCTCTGAGTCCCGGAACATATAACTTGGCTATTTACCAAATGGAAGGGAAATTTTTTAACTCTTATGTATTTGGTTACTTTAATTACTCAGCAGCCCCAACTACCTTGGCAGACTATTTGGAACTTACCCTACCACATTCATCTCAGTCTCCAAATTTTTCTATTTGGCAAGCGCTGGGTAGGTACAGGGACTATGGGACGGGTGCTTATGGTATTGTGATAGGTATGTGTAGTGATACAAATACATGGCGGATACATAAGAGTGATTTAGCGTCATTCTCTCTTGGAACTATTTATTTGAGCTTTTATGTCCGACATTTTATTCCGGGTACTATATTTAAGTTTGACATATAATGGAAATTTGGCCTACGGCACTACCGAACTACCCTGACGACGGGGGGTTTACAGAGACTTTCAAGGCTAGCGCCTTTGTAAGTCCAATGGATGTCGGTCCACCTAAAGTCAGGCCTAGCGGAACTAAGTCTAGACAAATGGTATCTGCTAGTTATAAATTAACACGGTCGCAGATGCTTAGTTTTGATTTGTTTTTAAGCGATATTTCTGGTGGAGCGGACGCTTTTTATTGGCCACATCCACGACTTGCTCACTATGTAACAGCAAAAATGGTGAATACTCCAAATAGGAGCCATCTTCAATACCACTGGTATCAACTAAGCGTCGAGCTGGAAATTACAGACGCTACTGACCCAGCTATCCTGTACGGCGCAGGTTGGTTTGTTAAGGGATGGTTTACGGATTGGTTCTAAGATGAGCGGATACCCAACAGAAGAAGTGTGGCCTGCAAGTTTGCCCGTGAATCCTTTGATGTTTAACTACCAAGAGGATGTTTCTGACCAAGTTTTGAGGTCTGAATTTGAGTTAGGCCCAATCTCCATGCGTAGTAGAAGCGCGATGACCTTGACTCGTTTGGCAGTAACATTTGGCCTTACCCGAACCCAAGCAAATTCTCTGGTAAGCTTTTATGAGGATACTTTAGTTAGAGGTTCAAAGTCCTTTAGGTGGTATCATCCTAGAACAGGGGATGTGGTGGCCGCTCGATTTGTGTCACCACCCTCTCTAAGTGCGAAGTTTTTTGACTGGTACGAGGCTTCAGTTACACTTGAAACATTTTTATACATTGCGCCATAGGAGTAGCTAAATATGGCTTTTGAAACCAATACAGGTGTGAAGCGTTTTATGCGACTTGTGATGGACTCCACAAGTGCGACATATCCAGAGCGTATTACCTACCCACAGGATGTCTACGAGCATACGTCTACCCAGTTTTATACACAAGGTACGGGTAATCAGCAATGTAATATGGGCCATCACATATATAGAAGTTTGCTGACTTTTTCTAATACGGATGTTAACCTATATGACTTAATATATTATCCAGACAAATTTAATCGTAGAATACGATTCCAAACTATTAAGTGGATTTACATGAAGAACCACAGCGCTACATTATCTATAGATATTTTTCACGGCTCTGTGGCTGATGTTTGGTCTAGTATGATTACTCCGTTTTCTGCTACCAGTGGAATAACTCTAGGGCCAAAGGGTGAATTCTTCATGTCTAAGCCCAATAGTGGTGGCACAGTTTCGAGTGCGAATCGGAATATCAGAATAGTCAATTGGAGCCTATCAACAAGAGTGATGTTTGAAATGGCAATGGCTGGGCTTGGGACAATAATATAGGGGGACTGTGACATGACCATCGAAACTCATGTTGGAGTCAAACGGTACATGAAAACTACTGCTTGGGCGGGAGTCTCTTCTGGGACGCTTTCTACTCCTACTGATGAATACGACAGAAATGACCTTTGGCAATACTACTCTAATGGAACTGGAAACTATCAGTGTAATGTAGGGACGCACGTATATCGTTCCTTGGCTCCATCCCAAACCCGAAGTCAGGACTTATACAATACCTCGACAGTTTCAGCCTTTTGGACAAATTTTGGCCAGAAAGTTCGTTTCACTGCCGTCAAATGGTTTTACGTTAAGAACCACAGTGCAACGTATTCGATGAACATCTTTCTTGATGCTCCAGCTACAGGTGTTTGGACAAGTTTGATAACCCCCTTGGGAGCGGCTGGGTTTGAGCTTGAACCGCAGGCAGAGTTTTATGCGTCTAAGCCTGTAGATGGCTTCCCTGTGAGCGGGACTAACCGTTGGTTTAGTGTTAGTAATATTTCTTCAACTAGGTCGATTGCTTATGAGATAGCAATAGCTGGACTCGGGACTCTGATGTAATGGTTGATGATATCTTCAAACAAGAGGCGTTTAAGCAATCAACAGACGAAGTCATCCTAGAGTTGATTACAGTTACACATGATGATTTCTCTGTTCCGCTTAGGCTTGTGCGAAACAATGAAAACATTACAAGCCAAGGAGAGACTTTTGTCGCTTCGCAGTTTGAGCTGACTTGGCCCCAAGATAAGGAAAGCGAAGTTCCACGAGCTAGGATTAGGCACCAAAATATTAGTAGAGAACTTGTTGCCGCTGTGAGAGGTGTACGCACTCCGCCACAGGTAACAATGCAGGTTATTTTAGCTTCGGACCCTAATACAGTACAGTTTGAAGTAACTGGCATGACTATGGGACGAGTAGATTACGACGCTAATGTGCTAAGCTTTGAACTAAATTTTGAACTATTATCGCAAACTCAGTTTCCAGGTAAGACGTTTAATCCGGCAAAATGGATAGGCTTATTCTAGACTTCGCAAATTCTGTAGTAGCAAAACCTGTGCCGTTTGTAGACAACGGCAGAACACAGGAAGGTTGGGATTGTTGGGGGCTTGTAGTATCTGCCTTTAAAATTATTGACATTGACCTAACTGCCTACGAAGAGGTTGCTACTAAAGACTTGAAACAGGCATATCTCACCTTGAGAGAGCAGGTGAAGCAATGGATTCCAGTACCTAGAGGAGAAGAGCAACCTTGGGATGTTATCCATTTGAGGCCCACGCATGTTGCCATTGTAGTGAAAAAGGGAGTGATGCTTCATACGATGGAAGGGGTCGGGACTTGCATTGTAAATTACAATAGCTATATGTGGGAAAAGCAGATTGAAGGAATTTACCGACATGCCAGACTTAGCTGAGAAAAATCTAATCCAAGTTGTAGCTTGTCCGAATCCGTTCACCCTAGACAGAATGGAGTTTTGTGAAGAGGCGCGGCTAAGTCTACAAGAGATTTTAGAGCAAGTCCAGCCCAAGGCCCATCTGCGTCGAAGAGCGCGTATTGCAGTTAACGGCGAACCCATCGACCCCGATGACTGGCCCTTTTTCTTTCCTGCTCCGGGTTCGTATATTGATATCCGGGTAGTTCCCAAAGCCCCAATAGCTGCTATTTTTATCGGTATAGCGGCTATTGCCGCACAAGCCGGTATTGCTGGGGCAGTTGCTGCTCCGTGGGGAATGTTGCTGGGGGCGTTAGCGGCTACGGTGATTTCCGTTGTAGGGTATTTGTTGTTGGGAGCATTCGTCAAGCCTCCTTCTCTACAAGGACCTGGGCAACCTGCAACTGAGTCTACTGAAGATACCCCAACTAGATACTTAACTGGTGCTAGGAATAGGGCTGTTCCCTACGGTGTCGTTCCTAGAGTCTACGGCAGGATTCGTATGACTCCTCCGCTAGCCGCTATGTATTACACAGAGTTGAGTAATGTTACCAGCGCCAACGCTATAGCTTACAAGTGGAGACATTCGTCTGACTATTGGGCACCTACTCCTAAAACACAAACAAATCCAGATGAGTATTTAGCGCGTTCTCAGCATTTTCAAACTTCGTCAGGCGAGCGTACAGGTGAAGAGCAGTGGCTACGTATGTTAGTTACTTGGGGACTGGGGCCATTAGAAGTCACTGATATAAAGATTGCTGATACAGATTTGTATGAATTTCAGGGTGTAGAATACGATTTCAGACCTGGGTATCACGAGGATAACCGAATCGGCCTATATACCAATGATTATTACGAAGAATCACTAAATATTGCTTTAACAAACGCTGGCGGGAGACAATATAGAACGACAGCAGATGATACAGATGAGTTTAGTATAGATATCGTCTTCAATGGACTGTATTCAATAGACAAGCAATACGGTGGGAAAAACCTTGTTAATGTTAGCTTCAATATTTGGTATCGTAAAGAAGGTACTACCAACGATGTTTGGGCAGGGGCACTGTCTGTTACGTGCGCCAAGATGGGAGCCATTCGTCGTGGCTTTAGATTTATCTTACCTGAGCCTGGAAAATATACTATTGGAGTAGAGCGTACAACAGCGGACTCGGACGACGAAAATGTAGTTGATGAATCCTATTGGGGCGCTCTACGGTCAGTTAAATACGAATATCCAGTTAAAGAGACAGGTGTTGCGTTATCGGCTGTCAGGATTAAAGCTTCTGACCAGTTAAGCGGAGCGGTGGATGAGCTTAACGGAATAGCGTATAGTATTATCAGGGACTGGGACCGCTATTCTCAGCAATGGGTTAGACGTAAAACAAAAAATCCAGCTTCTCACTATTTGCATATTTTGACAGATGAGGATGCAAATCCTGATGCTATACCTGACGCTAGGGTAGATTTTACCAGCTTACAAGAATTCCATGAGTTTTGCGAAGACAACGAGTTTGATTGTAATATTGTTTTCGATTCCAGAATCAGCGCCCAATCAGCTTTAGACTTAGTAGCCGCTTGTGGTCGAGCTGTTAGGGCGATGCCTTCCGGTAAGCACGGTGTTGTGATCGACAAACCGAGGGAAATTATTGCCCAACATTTTACTCCCAGAAACAGTTGGGACTTTAGTGCTAGCCAAGCATTCATCAACGAAGTACACGGTTTTCGTTGCCCATTCACAGACGAGAATAACAACTGGCAGGAAACTGAAGTCACTGTTTACGCCGATGGCTATAGTGAAAACAATGCAACCAAATTTGAAGAACTAAAGCTGGAAGGTATTACAAAATACGAACAGGTTTATAAACTGGCACGTTATTACTTGGCGGTTGCTGAGTACCAGCGTGAGATTGTTACATTCAAATCCGATTTCGAGTATTTAACTTGCGAGAGGGGCAGTAGAATTGTCTTTTCGCACGATGTGATGCTCATTGGGTTGAAAGCCGGCAGGCTGAAAGAGGTCCATACTAATCCCGTTTCGACATATGTTGATTGGCTCTACTTTGATGACCCTGTTACTGTAGAACCTGGGAGTAGTTATAGTGTGCAAGTTAGGCTCTATGACGGCGAGTCGTTAATAATTCCTGTTACAAATCCAGCTACAACTAGTACAATTACTGTAGACAATTTAGAGATAACAACTCCAATTAATCCTGCTATACAGACAGAACCCAGAGTAGGGGATTTGTTTTCTTTTGGGGAAAGTGGACTTGTTACCCAAGAGCTTTTGGTATTAGGAATTGAGCCTCATCCAGATTTGACAGCGACGCTTACTTGTACTATTTACGACCCTGTTGTTTATACTGCGGCTGACGGGCCTATCCCTAAATATACTCCGAAAATCAGCGTTCCGGTAGAGTGGAACACACCTACCGTTGCTGGGATTTATTCAGATGGCTCTGTGCTCTATTGGGCTCAAGGTTCTTGGCAAAGCAGGATTTTGGTGACGTTTAGCTACCCACCTATCATGCCCGGATATTGGGGAATTGAGGGGCAGATTCGTCGGTATGGGGAGGACGAAGGTTCGTGGCAGAGTGTGGAAGCCCCGCTGACAGAGGGAGAAATTAGTTTTAAAGACGTTGAGGATGGTAAGACATACGAGATGCGTTTTAGGTACATTAAAACTTCTGGATTTCGTCAAGGCATGCCTTGGACAGACTCAGTTACTCATACAGTTTTAGGTAAAACAGCACCGCCTGCTGATGTAACGGGTTTTCATGTATACCAGGACCACGGCGTCGTTGTGCTAAAATGGTCTGAGGTCAATGAGCATGACCTCAAAGAATACATCTTAAAGTACGCTGGGGCAGGGTATGCGAATTGGGATACTGCCGGATACCTAACGACTGCCGCCAAGGGGACAAACAGGACAGATAAAAGCCTGCCCCAAGGGATATACGACTTTTTTATTAAAGCTAAAGACCTATCTGGAAATGTGTCTGTTAATGCAACCGTTGTTCGGAATGTTAGAATTTTAGAATACTACATGCCCACATCTCAAGACTATATAGGTGATTACGATAACGGTACGCAGTTTTCAATCTCTGGTTCATCTTTTTCATTGGCTGAAAGTTATGCAACTGTAACTAACATGCACTTTGACTATGCTAGAAATAGATACAGACCAGTATCTAAGAACACAGCTAACTTCATTGATTCTATGTATCCTCTTAGTTATTATTGTTGGAATCCAGCTACCCCAATGGAAATTGGAATGTATAGCAACCAAGCTAATTTCACTACCTGTAGAGTTTGGGTAAGTGCCGAAGGCGGCGTGCCTGAAGTGTCGTGGTATAAGGATTATGGCGCGGGTGTATGGAATCCAACATATTATACTAAAGTTTGGGAGGTTGGTGGGGCAGAAACAGACTGGGACGAGCAACAAATGGGTGTGTACGGGACAAGTGAAGTTGGGTGGTATAATTGGAAAACTAAAATGAAGTTAGCTGACCCTCTAGATGAAGATGGAGAAGGATGCGTCTATGTGCAGAATTATACCCAATCAGCCGATATACCTATGGAAGCTATTAATGATATAGCAACAATTGCAGTGGGTGGGAGTTATATACATTTCTACAAGTATATTGGAAACTTCCCCAGAGTTACAGCTACAATAAGTTCTGGGGATGGTTACTCTGTCAAACTAAGTGACATTACGAGTGAAGGCTTTGCTTGCACAATCTATGACGAGGACGGTATTGATGTAGGTGGGTCAGTCCACTGGAAGGCAACTACTGGGCTGGGGATTGTTGCACCTGGAGGTTATACATAAATGGCTTTACATTATCCAATCTGGGCTACGCCTATGTGGATTACCACACAAGCGACTCACACAGCTATGCTGGCGAACATGAACTGCTTACAGCCAAATATGAAGCCGTGGACTTTATTTACAGACTTGGGTGGTGCTGTTACTGTTACATATTATGGTGGTGGTGGATGTTCCCTTAGTGATAACTTTGGTTGGATAAATTGCAACGTAACTAATGGTGGTAGCACTGTTGATGATGTGAGCTTTCGCCAGTCAGCTAATCTGTTTGGCGAAGGTATAAGGATGCAAAAGGATAATACTTATCTTGTTCTTGCATACGTGAAGCCTAGCTCGGCGGCCAAACAAGTTCGTCTTGACGTCTACTCTCCTGACTTTGGACTTCATACTAGCGGCTTACTAACAGGCTGGACTCCTGCCACTTGGAGCATTGCGGCATTTTACTGTACTCCTAGCACGTCCACCCGCAATGCGGAAGTTAGGTTTTGTATAGGCGGCAATACTGGTCAGATTGGATTAACCTTATTTTGGCTTCGTCCAGAGGTTAATAACTACACCAAATTGGGGATTGACGACGCTTTCACCCGTCTAACAAAATTTAGTCACTTTAATGTCTACGGCAAACCGATTGGTACGACATTTCTGAATGTTGTAAAATGTTGTGTAGCATCAGGCACTTATTTTAAAGAATCTACACGCACTATATCAACGAAATCTAGACAAGAGGTGACGTTTACTTTTGACACTGTACGGCGCGGCTGGCGTTACAACCAAGTTTATATATCGCAAGAGACAGGAGCGGCTGGATATGCAAAGGGAACAGTCTCCTTCTATCCTGTTGAACCAGAACTGCCTGACTTACCTTCGGCTGGAGGTATTCCTTTGGCGGCAGTGCGTTGGATGTCAACTCAGTACGGTATTTCTGGTCCTGACGTCACAGATAACAGATGTGTGTCAACTCTAGGGGAAGAAATATCGGGTACAGGTAGTACCCAAACTTTTGCTTCTTCAGGCTCGTTTACTGTCCCACACGACGGTTGGTACATTGTTCGCCTGCTTGGAGGTGGTGGAGGAGGTGGGGCAGGTAGTTCGTCTGCTACTTGTGGCGGAGGTGGTGGTGGAGGCTCGCCTCTGTACGGTTATGTTGTAGAACTCTCAGAGGGTGACATATATAATGTTTTACTTGGCCCAGGTGGTACAGGAGGTTCTGGTGCTGGTTCTAACGGTGCTGATGGAACAACGACGTCCTTTTTACGCCACTCGGGAGTAGGAGCTAATCAAGCAACTCTTTATGGGTGGGGAGGTTATGGAGGTAAAGGGGCAGGCGCGAATCCGGGCACGGGTGGGGTAGGTGATGTACTTAGTGTAGGTGGTTCTACTACTGTTTGTCGCAAACTCTTTACTTATTCCCTAGGAGAGACTGGGGAAGACGGCTTCGGTGCTTCCGGTAGTGGTTATGGAGGCGATGGCGGTAACAGTGGGGCGCGCCAAGGAAACGGAGGTTCTGGTGGGTCTCCTGGGGTTGGAGGCGCTGGCTCGAACTATGGTGCTGGCGGCGGTGCGGGTAGTGGTAGTGTTGGTTCGGGCTTAAATGGCGCAGGAGGTAGTCCCGGTTGGGCTTCAGTAGCATGGCTTTTATAGGAGTTAATATCAATGGGTAATAGTGGTCTTTGGCAAATACCTGACAGGTGTATAGACGAACCAGTTATCTGCCAAGTCAAGGTAGAAAATTGTTTACAAGTCTTAGGCAATCAATATTTAAGATTTTGCGTAGAGCAGTCTTTGCCAACTGCGAGTCGAACTCTATACATAAGTGGCGGTTACATCTATAAAACAGTAGACAGAACCATTAACTCCATAAGCGCAACATACGTAACCTTAGCGACAGGAGATGCTACCTTTGCTCGGCGTGATTTGATTCAAATGAATAACTCAGGCACTATTAGTGTTAAGCAGGGTACGCCTGCCGCCTCGCCACAGTATGCTACAGTCACTACTGGATATTTCCCTCTAGCTGGAATTTACGTACCTGCAAACGCAACAACTCTTGGGGCACAAAGAATAACTGATTTACGTTTCATAGATAGGATTGGGTTACAAAGTGAAGATTCTGGTATAACTACCTTTGCCGGTAATGGAACTTTCACCGCTGTTAAAACAGGACCACACTATATCACTATGATTGGAGGTGGTGGAGGAGGAGGAGGCGGCACAAGAGTTTCTGCGGCTACTCATTCTGGCGGCGCTGGTGGAGGTGGTGGAGGACAAGCTAGTTGGGTGTTAGACTTATCACAGGGAGTGCAATATACTATTACTATCGGTGCTGGTGGTAGCGGAGGGGGAGTAGGTGCAGACGGGAGTCCGGGTCAAGCCACAAACTTTAAACAGGGTGCTACCTCACTGGCATCGGTTCATGGTGGTGGACAAGGGCAAAGAGGTATGTGGCCTGCTAATGCTGCTGGTGGGTACGGAGGCTATGCTCAGCCGAATAGTAAAGCCTCTCATCATGCACGAGGATATACAGGAGACGGCTGTTTGGCGGGTGGATGGACAGGCGGAGATGGTGGCAACGCAGGTGCCAGATTTGGTACTGGAGGCTCGGGTGGGACACATTACGTCGGTGGAAGCAATGGCGCGGCCTACGGCGGTGGTGGTGGTGGCGGAGGCGGAGACTGGACTTCGGGCGGAGATGGCGCGAGTGGATACGTCAGAATTATTTATTGAGGTAAGAAGATATGGGTGGAATTTGGCATTTACCTGACAGCACAACGCAGGATTGCTCTCTCTGGGCGATTAACATAGAAAATTGTTTAGTCACACTTGAACGCTATGGCTCGTGGCTATTAGTTCAACCTACATCACCTGTAGATATGAAAGTTAGAGTGTTACCTGGCTACATATTCAAGAGCGGAGACAGGAGCCTGACAGAAGTCAGTAGCGCTACACTTACCATTTCTGCTGCTCATGCTACTAATCCTAGGCAGGACGTTATTGAAATTAATGCTGAAGGCACTATACAAGTTAAGAGTGGTACAGCGGCGTCACCTGCTTTGTTCCCCACTCTTACTACTGGATTTCATCCATTGGCAGTTATCTACGTTCCTGCTCAGGCTACTTTAATTCACTTAGATAACATTCTTGATTTGCGCTTGTTAGGGGGGCTAGGTTATCAGCAAGCCGCGATAGGTGTAGAAGAATTTACTGCGGTAGGTACATATGTTTTTACCGCTAAGAAAACTAGCCCACATGTAATAACCTGTGTAGGTGGGGGCGGTGGTGGCGGAGCTGCGGGCGGTGTAAGTTACGCTACAGGAGGCGGTGGAGGAGGTGGAGGCGAAACGACTACAGCCATCATACAACTCACAGAAGGGGTAAACTATACAGTAGTTGTTGGACTAAAGGGTTTTAGTAGTAGTGGTGCCGCCTCTAACGGAAACTCATCCTCGCTGGCTTCGGGTGCAACTACTTTCATATATGCGTCAGGTGGAGTAGGTGGGAGGTCAGGATGGGAGTCGCCCAACGGCGGTGCTGGTGGCGGCCCACCTGGGATTGACAGAGATAGACTTTCAACTAGTAATGGGGCAGATGGTGGGAACGGCACTGCCTCTGTAGGTGGAAATGGAGGTGGCTCGGGGGCTTTTGTGGGCTCAGGGGGTAGTGGCGCGTCAGGCCACGGAGACAATGCTACAGGTTATGGCGGTGGCGGCGGAGGTGGCTGTCCAGGCGGAGCCTACGGAGGCGGTAATGGTACAGACGGTTATGTGAGGATTTCATACTAATGCGTCAGTTTGTTAAGATTAATAAACAAGGTATTGTTGATGAAGTCATTTCCGAGTTCATCCCCGAACAGGGTGTAGATTTTGAGTTCTTGGAAGTGTCACCTGAGCTTGCTAGCCGCATTAAGAAGAAACCCAGAAACTGGCGAGTTGAGAAAGGCAAGCTTTTTAAACAAGAATCTGACAACCTGAGTGAGAAGCCGGAATTGAGTAAACGGCTTAAACGGGATTTTACTAATTTCGCTGTTGTGGAAGCACTAGGCCAGTTTATTTCTACTCCGGCTTTTTTGGCCTTTCGAACTCAATGGAGAGTATACATTAGGACTCTAGTCAAGGCTGTGCGTAAGGGGGAATATGACGATTTGCCTACTTCCCCACTACCTGCCGAAGAGGTGTTACTAAGAATTTCTTTAGATGAGGGATGGACATGAACAATGATGAATCTTGGCGAAAAAGAATTTGTAGCGGGTTGGACATTCGACGGCTGGGTAACTGCCGAGGAGCTAACAAAGGTCCTCCTTGATACAGTAGTATATGTCGAAATGACTGTTTTTGATGACCCTGTGGTACGAGACTTCCCCACATCCGATGGCAAGGGAGGTGAAGGGTCTATGGCTTTTGTTATGTTGCACGAATCTGGAATAATGGGGAACACATACCAATACGTCAAACATGACAAAACAGAAAAACGTGTGAGAATCCTCTTAGCATCCTGCAAGCAGTTTATGGCTTACGATGTGGGGGTCTTTTTAAAGAATAGATTAGACCTGCCGATGATATGTCGGGGACAATTCACTTATTAAAAGGAATAATATGAGCGACTTAATAGACAGAATAAATAAAATTCCTGGGAATAAGATTATTGTTCCCAATGGTAGTACAAAAGCAATTATTAAAGCTATTCTTGTGATGCTAATTGCTACTACTTTATTCTTTTTTGGCGTTTCCTTTTGGCCATATAAAATCTTTGATAAAGCTATAGCAACAGCTGTCCCTGATAATGGTGCTACATTCAATCCTGGCTGTCCTATAAGGTGGTCTGTTGAATACGTCTTACCCACTGAATTACCAACGTCGCACAGAATCCAATTAATTGTTGAATATCCAGGACCAGACTGGATAATTACATATCAATCGCATGAGGGCACTATACACGGAGCAGAGCGAGATAAAACTGGCCGAAGTGATGTTATAGAAGTTGGTACTATAACACTACCAAGAGGTAAGATTTTGGAGAATAGACGGTTTAAAATTAAGCATATCTATAAAACCCAACTGTGGTGGCGGCCAATTTTCCAAGAAGTCGAAACGCCGTGGTATTTGTCTGGTAAATTTGACATGCAGGAGGACGAATGTGAGTAATGTTGGTGTTGGTGTTGATTTAGTTGAGCATATCGGTACTCTTTTAGGCATTTTATCCGCCCTGCTAGCTGTTTCAGTATATTTGTTTTGGCGTACTTTTGTCAGTGTCGAGAACAAATGCGCAGAGGTTGAACGTATTGTTAAGGAGATGCTCATTGGTGACCATTTTGCAAAAAATAAAGATTTGGACAGAGAAATAGCAGAGTTGTGGAAAGCTGTAAATGAGGTTAGGAGAGGGGAGTGGTCGCAAAAATGAGGTACTTAAGTGAGGTGCTTAAGTGCAACGACAGGCGGAAGTAATAGAGAAAATACTAGCATATTCCGTAGAAAGGTTGGCAAAAGAGAGAGCAAAGCTGCGGCATAGGCTTTTAGCTATTATTGCGATGAATGTGGTGGAGATAGCGCTAATTATAGCGGTTTTATTAAAGCTCTACTTTTAAAATGTTAAAGTATCTTTTCTCTTCCTGCTATCTTTAGGGCAACCACTGCCACGCTAGGTCGTTCACAAAGATGCGAAGGAAACTAAGTGAGGTAAATATGGGTGATGTAATCGAGTTTAAAATTACAGATAAGATTTTAAGAAAACGATTAGAACATGAACGAAGAGAGATGTTGAACAATTTGTATCATGTAACACGTGGATTTCAGTTCCCCGGACAGGACGAAGAGACAAGAACTCAGTTCGAAGAGGGGTATTTTGAGCTTTGATACGTTGTTGCTCAAAACACCCCTATCATAAATTATCTACTTGTTAAAAACTCCCGTTAGACGCCGACTCAGAAGCTCAAAATGCTAGAGTGCGGGTTATTCTTCGTCTGTAAGCTCGTCGAGGGGTATTCCTGTTCCATGTAAGAACCTGTCGTGCGCAAGTCCTGTAATAATTCCATACCATTCCAACGAGTCAGAAAGTCCTCCTGTCAAAATCCGCCTGTCCATGTGCCCAGCCTCTGTACGCACAGTGAAGATAACGCAAATCTCGTCGATGTCATTACTTAGAGCGTCGAGTCGACGTAGCACCTTTTGTACAGAGTTCTTATCCAAGTGAACCACTTTTGCCATACAACAAACCTCCTTTTAGTAGTGCGGTTAGAAATGGGTCACACACAAGTGTGGAACGCAGGTTGTCCAATTTCCATTCAAACGGATACTCATTCAACGTAGAAACATAAGCATCAAGGTGCTCTTTCATATCTGGGTGGGACGCAACGAACCGGTTCAGAAGAACGAATAAGGCGTTGAGCCACGCCTCTCTGTTATAGAACTGTTCCGCGGTATATGGGTCTAGCCCTCCTCTGATGAGATAACGCAGGACAATGCGCTTGACAATTTTCTCTGATTGTATATACTCGTCATTACAGAAATCAGACAAGGACGTTACCGGATGTAGAAACGAGTCTTGGCCGTGTAGCCTGACAAGTGTACTATACTTTGTTTGTTTGAGCGCATCTCGGATTCTGCCACTCGAGACAGATATGCATGAAGGGAGTACTTCTGTTGCTAGCCATCTGTTGGGTATCATATTAGCATATTTGAACATCTGCCGCCAAGTTCCTACCCTATGGACGTAGTGGATGGTACATACTCTAGAGCGGAGATATGACAGCAGACGTTCTGTTACATAATGCGATTCTACTTCCAGACAACGAGTACTGAATATCCCAACGTTGTCTCCACACTGTAGGCGAGTTCCTCTTGTCCCCCCTGCCGCTACGTATGACGGATTTTTATCTAGTACGTTTACACACTCGATGATTCCGCCTTTTATAGCTCTGTCACCATCGCAACAATACATAACATACGGAGTTCTAATGGACTTGTTGACGTTCTTGATGGCTTCCCCTTCGTGTGCGGCTGTTGGACAACATTCTAACTTGAGGTTTAAGTTAGAGTGCTGGAAGTCCTCTACAACATTACGTGTGGCTCTAATACTTCTGCCTGTACTTAGGTCTGCTATGATGATAAGCCCAGCAAAGCGTTTTTGGTTGTAATATTGAAGGGCTGTTCTAAGTTTTGGGGAACCGTTCTTCGTTGTAATAATGAGTGTTATTTTCTTGTCTGCGCTCATTCAAATCTCACGTTTTTGTTTGGTGTGTAACCAAACATGTTTTTAAATAAGTGGCTAACTCTCCTTTTGGACAACAGGCGTGCCAAGAAGGGTCATCACAAATATCTTCTATACCTTTGCCTTTTACTGTATGAGCAACCAGAGCAAACGGCTGACTGTAGTGCCTAGAATTAATATACTTGAATGCTTCAAGAAGTGAGGCAAAGTCATGTCCGTCGCATACGGCCGTCCTCCACCCAAAAGCGGAAAACTTTTCTTGGATGTTGTCTAGCGGTATAAAGTTGTCTGTAAAATCTGTCGCACATATTCCATTCCTGTCTATGATCGCTACTAGGTTGTTCAACCTGTGAGCGGCGGCGAAATCTGCGGCTTCCCATATTTGTCCCTCGTAGCACTCTCCATCACCTAGAAGAGCGAACACAGTATTGTTTTTTCTGTCAAGCTTTAACGCCTTGGCCATCCCACACGCATATGAGAGTCCATGCCCGAGACTTCCGGTTGTAAATTCGACTCCGGGCACGTCATGTTGCAAATGAACTCCAAATTTCCCCCCTGCTTGACAGAACGTATCTGTCCAATTACGTGGAAAGAACGCGAGGTCGGACAGAACGGCGTAAAGAATTGGAGAGGCTTGTCCTTTACTCAACACAAAGTAGTCACGCTTATCAGAATCTACACTAACTTCTCGCATGACTTGGTAATACAATGCCACAAGAATTTCCACGCAGGAAAACGAGCTTGTAATATGCCCTGTTTCTGCTTGGCAACACATATCATACGTCACTGTGCGTAAATGGTGAGCCTTTTCTGTCAAGTATTCTGTGAGCTGTTTGTGGAGTTCGTTCGTCATGTGAGTAGATTCCTTTCCAAAGTCTGTGTTGTCATAAATTCAATGTGCTCCTTTGTATCACGCCCAAATCCATACTCTACTAGTCTTAGGTAGTAGGGGTTAGTGAAGTATGTTGTGAAAGCATAATCTCTAAACGCTAGAACATCTCTAGCCGCTAGTGTTTCTGTAGGTAGGGGTAACGTTTCTTTGGCGTATTGGCTGTAGCCTTGCCACGTCTTGGGTAAGTCGAGCGCTTGCTCGACTGCTTGTAGATGGAGTTGGCTACCCGGGTAGGCCATCGCACAATAGAAATTAGCCCACTCAGAACATATGTACTGTGCCAAGTGGAGAGTTTGTAACATGGTGTCCCATGTATCTTGGGGAAAGCCGAACATCCAATTAGCATTAATACAAATTCCTGCCTCGTGGGTTAGGTTAGACACCTCTACTATTTTGTTTGTCCAATTACCCGCGCTCTTTGTCTTTCCCGTTTCGTACGCTATTTTGTTGTTACCAGTTTCAAACCCGTAACACAGCCACTTAATTCCTATACTGCGTATGTTCTGTAGCATAGCGGAATCAACTGTATCAACACTTGCGTAGGCCCAGATGTTCAGTTCGTCAAGGTCAAACTTTTCTTGTTCAGCTTTATGTTTTACAGCGGCACAGATGTCACTGACATGTTTTTTGTTAAGGGTGAAGTTTTCATCTAGGATGCGAATGTTGTAGATATCTTGCTTCACCCATTCAAAAAGCTCGTCCGCTACAACTTGGGGTGACTTGTACCTAACTTGCCTAGAACCCCTAAACATAGCATGAATTACGCAGAAAGAGCATTTTCTCGGGCAACCCAAGGAGGTAAAGAGAACTCCGTATGGGCTTCTGTCATAAATGCGTCCAAAGCAGTGCCAGTTGTGGGCACGATATTCCACCAAGGGTAATAAATCCCACGCAGGACGTGGAAGCAGGTCCAGCTCAGGAAAGTTCTCGCTGTAGACGACTCCAGATAACTCATGGGCTTGGACTATAACATCGAATCCTTCTCCGACTATAACAGCGTCAGCGTTTGTTTTAAGAAGGGTTAGTTCTGGGAGTGCGGAGGGATGAAGCCCGTGAATGATAGTTTTAATGCCATAATGAGTGAGAGGGAAGGAGATGTGTGGGACACTAACCATGCTTTGTGTGGAGGCAGAAGGATTGTGGCCACACACAGAAATAACAACTGCTGTCGGTTTGAGTTCTAGGATTCTCCACAACAACTCGCTGTATGTTAGGTTCTCCACTTCATTGTCGATGAGAGCAACATCAACGCCTCTCTGACGACACTGGGCGGCAAGTAGAGCCGCCCAAATAGGAGGCTCTATGGCTGTTAGATTAAAATCATCTAAGACTCCGTACACTTGTTTTTTGCTTGAGGGTCTGACTATAACTATCATTTAACCTTCCTGAGTATCAGTTCTTTGGATGTTGTTCAGTTGTTCGAGTTTATTGAACAAATGTTCGTCGCCTATAATGGCGTCGGACATTGTTGGTCTAAGCCACTCAAATGGATACGATTCTAGGCTTTGGCTGTACATGTCAATCACCTGTTTAAGGTGCGGATAGCGTTCAACGAACCTGTTAAGTAACAACGCTACTGTAGACAGCCACATCTCCTTGTCGTATATTTTTTCGGCTAGCGCTTCGGAAATACCATCTTGGACTAAGTACGGAACGACGACTTCTTTCATGATGCCGAGAGAGTCAACATAATCGTGGGAAAACATCATGTCAAACAAACTCACATTCTGAATCCATGATTCCTTGGTATCAATCCGGTAGATGGCAAGCGTAGTCCTGTCTGATAGAGCGTCCTTAATCTTTCCGCTCATGACTGATATACAGCAGGGCAAAACTTCTCCGCCTAACCATCTGTTTGGCATTCTGTCGGCGTGTTCGAACATCGCTATCCACGTTGGTGTTCTGTGTACATAATATGTTGTACAGATACGTGCGCGAATGTATGAAGCGAAACGTTCCACAACAGAATCGGCCTCTACTTGTAGGCACGATGTATACTGAACTTGTGACCTATTTTGGTTTCCGACTTCTGTGCCTTTCACTCCGCTAGCGGCTGTATATTCCGGGTTGTGTTCTAGGAACTTTACGCACTCCATGACCCCGCTTTGAACAGCAATGTCGTCGTCTCCACAATACATAGCATAGTCTGTATTTATGAGATTGTTCGCTTTTTTAACGGCGTCTCCGTCGTGCATTTGCTCTATGCACTTACATAGACGTATGTTCAGCCCGTTTGTGGAGGCAGACTGCACAAGCTCATCAACATCAGAGGCTTGTTCTGTGCTTGAGTCAGCTACAATCACATCGCCCTTAAACTCTGTACGTGTATAATAGTCAAGAGTTTTAGCTAACTTTGAGGCTCGTTCCTTTGTGGGGATGACGATTGTGACTTTTTTATCGAGAGTAGAGTCTTGCGTCATGATTCATAGCATAGAGCAAGGAGGCTCGCTTTGTCGAGACCGTAGTGCGAACGTAATTGCTCTCTTCCTCCGTAGTCATAGTTATACCCGGAAGCTCTTGTCACTTTGATGTGACGATACGGGGGAATTTTCAGCACCGAAACAATGGGCTCATACAGGCCGCCGAAACTCTCCTCAAGAAGAATGTACGGAAATCGACATACTATCGGGTGGAAAATCCTGCCGAATTGTCTAACGTCAAAAGGAAGAGAGAATACATCTACATAAGGTCTTCCGGTATCCTTGACAGAGTGAATAAGGTCACCTTGAGTTATAAAAAACGGACTCTTAACCCTTGCCTCCCAGTTGAAAAAGCTAAACCCACGTTCGAGTACGGGCAACTTCTCTGTATAGACAGGTTCGCGTGTAGCTCTGTCTAAACGAATGTAGGTAGGCCCACTCGAAACCCTAGCCAAAGCTTCAGCCATGACAGAGTCAGTCACAGTAATCACAGTCATGTTAGGAAGTGCGGACATAATGGCTACATCTTCTAAGGTGTGATGCGTTGGCCCCGAGTCCTCATAGCTGAAGCCTGCTCCTACACCTACTAAGGTTATAGGAAGGTTGTGTGCACATGGACCCAACTTTACCTGTTCATAACAGCGCAGAGAGATGAAAGGGGCGATTGCGTACACAAAGACCTTTTTCCCTAACTTGGCCAAACCTGTAGCAATACTAACAGCATTGGCCTCGGCTATTCCGACGTTTAAGTACTGGCTAGGTAGGTCGAGTCTCCATTGGTCGAGAGAGGGTGCCCCCATGTCAGCCGAGACCAGCACGATGTTCCTGTCTTGTTTGGCAAGTAAAAAGAGCGCGTTGAAGAAAGCATCACGTTGGGAAATCACTCAGTTTCCTCCTCAAGTTCCCATCCTAACTTAGTTAGCACAGTTGTCCACCAATGATGAGCTGTGTACTTGTGATGGGCCAGTCCGTGCCCGTTCGTTGCCACCATAATACGCTCCCCTGGAAGAGCGAGGAAGTAATGAAGTTGCTCAGCTAGGTCGTCGTAATCGGGCTCATCTCCGTTCATTTTGTATGTGATGTAGTGAACCTTTGGAACAAACCAGCGGTTAATTTGTGATGTCTCCGCCGCTACTAGAAGCGCTCCGCATAGTGTTGTTTCCCAAGCTCTACCCTTATGAAGGACAGGGGTGAAATCCAACATGATTTGGCTTTGGCGAAACTGCTCTGCATAGGCTTCTCTAGACAGGGCGTCCTCCTTTTGTCCCCCGGCATGTGTGACTTCAATACCTCGCTTGCCAAGCTCCTCCAAAGCCTTGACTCGCTCGGGTCTGTTGTCCAACCTTCCAGCATGGGCAACTCTGACAGGGCGTTCAGAGCGCGGATCGCCATAATACAACCTAGGACTTTGTGGTGTCCACAGTGGCATTATTTTGTCCGGAGCGCTCTCGAACGAATAGTCGATTGTCAAGTGCAAATCTATTACGTTGTAAAGAACCTGAATCATTTGTTGGCTCACTGTCCACGCCGAGTCCCACCATACCGCACATATTTTGACATTCGGATTTATCCGTTTAAGTCTGTCAAAAGTTCTTACACTTGGGTTGAACGGGCCGAAGAAGTCTGTAGGAGCACTTGGGCTGACTAACCAAGTCCAAACAACAACATCTATACCCTCAGCTACCAGTGTGAGCAACTCCTCAGTCGCTACTTCGGCGTGGGTTTGAAACCATTGGTCTGGGTGAAGAATAGCAATTGTTTCGGCTAGACCTGTAGTATCAAGTGAATCGAACAGATTATGGTAAGAGTTTGTTAGACCAAACTCAGGATTATTCGACGGCCATTTTTCAGTAACAAACAGAACTCTAGGTTTCATGCTCCTCCTAGTTAAATGTATAGAATGTAACGCCCCCCAATACTTCTTGGCAGATTGCTTCACTCAAGGGCTTTTCCCAAACTTCTCCTTTTCCGTGGATAAAAACTTGAAGGGAGACAATGCATTGAAGTATCAGTGAAATAGGATAAGTAATATAGTAAATGATTCTTGACGAGTCCTTAAGTGAAGCCTTAGATAATCTCCAAATTAGTGCTAAGTTGTGGGCACCGTAGACACAAACCTTGTCTGGGGCAAGGGCCGCAACAGTGGCAAAGGCTCCGTCGTCCCAGTATCTAATCGCAACATGACCACATCGGCATGAACCGACCTGCGTCTCGACTTGTTCATCAACTACGTTGTCCCCATCATATTTGTGAGTATGACAAACCTTACTCAAAACAAGACTGCGGCAAATCTGACAATAAGCTACTTTCATAGCGTAACAAGTACTCCGTTATGTACGTCAGAAGCTCCTTGTAAAACGACTTCAGGTTGTGGGGCTAAAGAAGCTTTACTCCGTACCCATATACCGTCTACGCCGTCCCAACCCACAGCAGAAAAACCTTCGTTTTTCAAAACATTCCAAGCATAACCGTTTTCTTTATAGTTAAAGTCCCCTCCGATAATCTCAAAGACAGGATAGCGGGTTGGAAGGCTGTCTAAAAACGATAACGTTTTCTGTATCTGTTCTAAGTGTTGCGAGTGGCCGAGATGAACAGAAACAGCCTTTATCCCTCCGTTAAGGCACGCCCCAAGGATACTCCTGCGCCATCCGTTAGCATCGGGATAACCCAATACGTATTCGTCCCAGTGCATAATTTTAAACTTACTTAATATCCCTAGTTTCCAACCCCCCCAAAACCGCTTTTCCATTCTGATAGTACGACAGTCCCATCCTGTACTTATTGATTCGATGGAGTCCCACCCGAATAGACCCACTCCCTCTTGGAGAAGAGCGATGTCCACTCCTCGTGCAAGCATAAGATTTCGTGTTTTCCCTGTGCTTCCATGCTTGATTACGCCTACTAAATGCGCCATATTGAAAGTTAGTATCTTCATTTTTTCTTCCTTTTGCGTCTGTGTCTACGTCTGCGTTGAGCCCTGCGCTTTTTGCTACCTTGTTTGCGTCTTCCTTTACCTCTTTTTCTCATTGGCTGGACTCTCTGCGAAGTTGCATGAGTAGAGTGCCTAGTACATTTTTGCCCTCTACATCTTTACACTTAGCACATACACAATTCCCCCAAAAATTGTCATGCCAAGTATTACCTTCAATAAGGGTAGCCGAGTTTGTAGCAAGTAATTGTTTCTTAAGTTTGGGTAGCCAGAATTTAGATTTTAAAATTTGGTACATAATATCGACTTTGATGTTGTCCCAATCTGGACGTAGGGTAACAGACCGCCCTATTCGTTTAGCCTTGGCGGGAGTTGGGGCGGCAATAATCCAAGCGCGTTCTGACCAGTTATTTGTTTTCGCCGCTTGATAGGCATGTTCAACTGACGGATAAACAATACCTTGGAACAACACCTCGCACTCGTAGAAGTTACTCAAAAACCTATACTTGCCAGTAAATGACGCTATGACTTTATCCGTCAACAGACCGTTCTCCTATAAGCGAAATAGCGAATGTACCGAAACATTCCAGACAGGCTACTTTGAGGTCAACAGTACATTCGCTGTGCTTGAGGGTGTAGTCTCCATCAATGATACGTAGATAACCTTGGCATGTTGGGCAACTAGGCACGTGCTCTTTTAGGTGGTTCATCTCTGTAGTGCTTAACGTTGATATCTTAGGCATTACCTGTCAGTTACTCCCTTTTGGTAGAAGGACGGTTCACCCAAGAGACTAGCAGTGAGTGATAGAGCGTCAACTAAGTTCTTGGCTTCCTCTTTGTGCACATGCCCGTCAAGGGAGTACTGATAGGAGACGCAGTACTTCCCTTCTCTACGTTCAATACAGACATTCATGGGCTGAAGTGCCATATACTATACCTCTAACCAACCACTCCTTAAAACAGCCCAGAAGTCGCTACACTGGTTGTTTTCAAAGTACCAGTTAGGTATATATCCATATCCACGGTCGCCCCATCCTGTCCCCCAAGAATTGCGAATGATAATGTGCTCGGAGTCGTAGCCGATAGCTGAGACTGCGTGGCCTCCGACTGTGCGTTCTCCTGCTTTCGGAACAGGAATTATCCCGGCTGACCCTACAGAGTCGATGCTTTCGTAACATGTGAACCCAAACGCTACAGGAAGACTGATGCGCAAAAAGGACTTAATGTGTTCTAAGGTTTCAAGCTTCACGTAGAACAGCCCTTTGTACGTTTGAGCCAGCGAATAGGCATCTGAGGGCGGTTCATCGTCGTAACGGGCAATATCGTATGGCCAAATCCATTCAGGAGGACAACCGAAAGCGGCTAGGGCTTTGATAGTTGTTCGAATTTCGCAACCTGTGTCTCCTACTAGAACTTCACCTTGAGCTTTAAAATACAATTTTCGAGAAGCTCTGTATAGGAAAAGTCTGGAGTGGTCAATATAGTTACCATGTGTTTTACGTTCAAGATATTCAACGATACCCACCACCGCTTGCGCGGTACACGAGCCGAGCTGTCCTTGGTCTTCAATAGGCGAAAAAAATCCTGTTTCTCGAAGATCAACCCGCTCGGGACGATAGCCAGCCCGCAACAGCGGGGCTGTTGTAGTGTGACCAACAGCCCCGAAGTCGCGAAAATCCGGTTTGTCTGGAATCCAACCAAACTTCATTTGCTTTTCTCCGCCCTTGCCATCTTCATCGCTTTAGTAGTAACAGCTGTCATCGCCTCAGCCTGTACTTCCAACACACCTAAGGCTTCCAGCTCAGGGCAAGCAACCTCGTAGACGAGATGATAAGCCGCTTCCATTACCACTGTTGCTATGCTGATAGCTCCAGTTAACGCTACAACAACAACAGCATTCGTACTCTCGTCAAGTAGAGCAGTTAACGTGTCAATTGTTAATTTAGCATTGTGCATGATTACCTTAGCTTGCGTTTTTACATGCAGTGCCGTTTCTTGATTTTCACACACAACTGTGACAGGTTTCTTTATCCAAGACGGACACGCAGGAAGAAAACACAAGCTCGCCACAACCAAACACGCCATGTACTTCTTAATTCCGTTCATTTGTTCTCCTTGCTGAGTTTAAGGTTAAACTGTTTGATGGGTCGGGCTGTCTTCAGATTGCGTACAAGTACCATACCTATCATAGCAATCAATCCTACCACGCCGTTAGGGAGAGTCGAACCAGTTAACCAGTTAATCAGTTCAACAACTCCACCTCCAAAGGCTATCCAGTTTTCGTAGGAAGTCCACCAGTCCTTTGGGTCACCTATTATATTACTCATGTTAATTTTCTCCTGTTAACGTCATGTCTTGACTTTTTGTTTGTACCAAAGAGTAGAGTCTTCTACTCGGTCGTATTTCCCTTTGAATACTTCATGTACCGCTTTAATAATTCCCGGGTGGAGCGAGTGCTTGCCAGAATACTCCTGTTCAATCTCTTCGTCCACTTCTTTTCTCTTTTCTGGGTAATCGTAAAGCAGATTTCTACCGCAAATTATACCTTTGTTTTTTAGCTTCTTCCAAGACTCTTTGAGGGCAAATTTCATAGGCTCATATCTGTTGTCAGCGTCTATGAAGATAAAATCAAAGAAGTTAGCTGGAAGAATAGTAGTAGCCTGCTCAAGCGATGTGGCTATAAGACTAACTGCTGATTGCCAAGCATGTATCATCTTCATGTTGCGTACAAAAATGGCTTGGATGTCGGCGTGCTCAGCCACCTTTGCACTTGCTGTATTCGGTGAGCCTAGAAAATGATCAACGCACCAAACCACGCCTCTTTCTTGAACTGTCACGATGGACAGACAGGCTGTCGATTTACCTTTCCAGGGTCCTATTTCTAAGAAGTTGCACTTAGGTTTAGTTGCCTTTTTAGCCAACTGTATGAGCGCTAGTGCATCCTTGTCTGTTAGGTTGCCGTCGTGAATGTCAAATGCTTGTAATTGTTTTAAGAACTCTTCAGGTTTCACGTTTTATTTCCCACTTGGATTTTTACTGTTGAAGTACACCATGGCTTACCAGTTGAACCAACCTCCGCCTGACGGTCCAGGCGGGCCTTGAATTCCGGGTGGACCTTGAGGCCCGGGTGGACCTTGAGGCCCGGGCGGACAACTACAGCATCCGCCCAACATTAAAAACACCAGAATAACAGTGCACAGTTTATACACCGGTGAAATAAGCCTCCCTAAAAATGTGGACGCCGCCTTGCAACGGCCTGTTGGCATAGTCCTTCCATCGTTGGTTGTCGAACTCTTGGCCTGCGGCAAGAAAAAGATTAGCAGGCCAATCGTTAGTTCTAGGTAACTGAAGAGCATCAGCATGTGGATAAACAATGTTTTGAAGCCACCCTAGGATTCCTGTCATGGGTCTATACGGCCAGCGATGTGGGTATTTAGAATAATAGAAAAGCCACAGCAGTGGACTTTCTAAGCGTTTTATTAGGGGCGAGTTTAATAGCTGACACGCCCTCAACATCGGTGCCAAAGAGAAGTAACTATACCAGATGCCTGAATTTGTACGTTTTATTTCATGTGTCATTACACCTACTGAGTCCCACGACTGGTCCATGTGATCAGCAAGTCGAGCTTCATGCCTTTTACAGTTCCTGTTTAGGATTTTGTCGGATAGGATACAACCTAGAATCCCCCATGAACCGTGATTGTTGTTTTTCCAGTATGATTGTTCGGCACATTCGCGGTAGATAATATCAACCCACGGAAGGAACACGCCGCTGTTCCAACTTTCCGGGTCTAAGTTGAGATAAGTCTCTAAGAAGAGATGCCCGATAAACGTCATAGTGAACTTTGCTTCTTTGTTAACGACCTCGCTACATTGAAGTGCCCAGTCAAGTAAAATTGTTGATGCTACCTTTTCATTCATCCCCCCTGATTGTTTCGATGCGTCATAAGCGGTGTGGGCGTCAACACGTAGCGGCTCCACATCCCTGTCATGTTGTGTATTATCTTTATAGTAGGGCGTAACATAAAAAGAACTCGGAACATGCATCATTTTACAGTCCCCAAAAACGGAGCGTTTTTATCTCTTTCACTCAGTATAGGGTTCTTTATCGGCCACGGAACACAGAGTGCCGGGTCGAGTGGATGAATGGTGAACTGATTTTGTGCCCCCAGATAGAGCTGGGATTGTTTATACCAAAATAGAGCTTCGTCGCTTAGTACCTGATGAGCAAGGCCATACTTAGGAGGAATAAAAAGTTGCTTTCTATTAAACTCGTCAATTTGGAACATCTCCCACTTCAAGTAGTGTTTATTTTTTGGGTCGGCTACAACAACGACGACTACTAAGCTACCCAATAAACACGAGACCAACTTGTATGTGCTCTCGTCTCCGTGAAACCCACGGATGACCCCATGTTTCGATTTGCTTAAATCGTCCTCTTTCCAGTGCGCATCGAGCCCAACAGGAGTTTTGGCGTTCCACAAGTTAACATACTCCCCTCTGTGGTCCTTAAAGATTTCAGGGGTGAGTATTAGGACTCCGGGCAGTAACGTTTTTCTAATCTTCATCCATCACCTGTTCGTTTAAGTTGTCTGTGTAAGTAAACAGGGCAGAATAGGCTGACTGCTTTGTTAAGTACGGACCTAACACTCTTCCGTGTTGGCCAGTAAACCACCACTTGTTGTCGTGGAAATAGACTTCCGCCATTTCCCAAGTCCACTTTTCTTTTTTTTGGTACATTTTTTAGTGTCTTGTGAATGTATCGAACGCCGACGCTTCTGCTCTAGCTTTTTCAAGGAAAGCTTGTATTTCCTCTTCACCGAACAGCTGTTCTAGCACTACAGAGCAACCTAGAATTGCAGTCATATACGCTGTCACGACAAGCTCGAGTCCGGGTGATCGTTCTCCTGAAAACCAGTGTGAGATAGGAGTTAGGAGTTCCTTCGCAATTTCCTGTGACATAGCGTGAGCGGCTTCAATTAATTCGGATTTTGTAAGTGTGTCTGTCATTCATTTTCTCCTGTGTCTTTGATAAAACACAAATCTCGCTCATTTGTATGCGAGTCCATTCCTACCGAGTAAAGCGTCCAGTCGTTTTGAATCAGAAGATTTTTTAGACGTAGTTCTAAGTCCGACTCGATTGGACCGTCATAGAGCACTACCAGTCTGCGTTCTGTCATGTCACAACCACCCTACTCCCAAAGAATTCAAGTTTAAGTGGGATTTGTATGTAATCGTGCAGAGCTGAGACAAGTGACTGTCTCTTTTCGGGAGGGACGCAGAATAGGAAGAAACCACCGCCGCCAGCTCCTAGAAGTTTCCCGCCTACTGCCCCTGCTTTGAGTCCCTGTTCATAAAGGGCGTCAATTTCGTCTGTCGTTGTCGCGGGGCTGAGTTTCTTCTTGTGTTGCCAACTTAGGTCTAGCAACTCACCAATCATCACCGGGTTATCTGCGTGGAGAGCTTTAACTCCAGCATCGACGTATTCTGTTAAGATACTCATATCTACCTTTGGGTCATACGAGCTAGCTACGTCGCTGGCTATCTTCGGGCGAAGTCCTGCAAAAATAAGAAGCAGATGGTTCTCCAAATTGCGTATCTTTTGAAGTGGAGCCAGCACAGGCTCGACTTCGAACTCGAAGCCATCGTCACCGCTCTGAAAAAAGGAGATTTTGTTAAGTCCTCCAAACGCAACAGCAACTTGGTCTTGGTTCCCTACCTTTTCTCCCAACACATTACGTTCGATGTGAATAGCTTCAGAGGCCAGTAACTTTGGATGAGGTTGGTATCCGCCTGTCAGATTGTACATAGCGTTCACCATTCCAACTGTGAAGGCAGAACTGCTACCTAGCCCACCTCCGGCAGGCAAGTCTCCGTGGTGGAAAACCTCTACTCCGTTTACTTGGTAGTACTGTAGTACACCCCTGACTACTGGGTGCTGAATCTCCTCGGGTGTATTTGTTGTTTCCATGCGCGAGTATACGACTTTGTTCTTGTAGGGGAACATCTGTGGCAACCAACGCAACAGAATATAACAGTACTTGTCAATGGTAAAGCTTAACACTCTACCCCCGTGTTGCTTGTACCAGTCAGGATAGTCAGTTCCTCCACCCAACAACGAAACCCTATACGGTGTCTTGGAAAGTATCATACGCCTGTTGTAGTCCCTCCGGGGTACCAATGTCAATAAAGTGCGGGCCTTCGTACAGAGCAATATCTGCCGGAATAAGTTCCTCCCTGTCCGTGCCCCCTAAGTTAACTATGTCATGGAAGACGTCAGAATACATCAGCCAGATGCCCGCGTTCACTCCTTTATGACTGACAATTGTCCATTCCTGACTAGCTTCTCTGTGCCAGTTTTCCAACACATCCAAATCAATCGGACAGAAGGTATCTCCGTTTATCACCAAAAGCAAGTCTTCGGAGAGGTAGGGTAATGCTTCACGTATCCCAGAAACTGTGCCGCTACGCTCACCTTCTGTAAAAACCACGGGCGTTCCTCGACGGAATAGTGTTGGGGAAGGTCGGTCTAAGTTGTTAACTGTCCAAGTATACCTGTCTGGAAAATAAGATACAAGAGCGTTCCTGACTCGCTTTGTTTTGTCGCTACAGCAAAAAACGAAACCCCTAACATCAAAGCTACTTAAGTGATCTACCATATACAGAACAAAAGGCTTTCCGTGAACAGGATAAACACACTTTGGAATGTCGGCCGTAATATGCTTGAGACGAGTTCCTTCTCCTCCGCAAAGGATAATCACTTGGACGCTAGACATTACGCCAAACCTCTGTTTGGGGCATCATGCTGTACGCCACCATCAGTTCCTGAATTCCATCCTCCAAACAGTATATAGCTGTGAAACCGGCTTTTTGAAGCTTCTTGTTCGATACAACATAATTACGTTTATCTGGGTCGATTGTTCGCGCCGAGGTAAATATTTCACATTTTGTGTAGAATTTAACAATTTCGGCCAGTTCGAGCTTGGAAAGGTTAGCTGCTTCTAGCCCCACATTATATGCCTGACCAATCATACGCTCCCAGTTCTTGAGACAAAAGAGCAAGCAACCGACTACATCCTTAATATGAACATAGTTTCTTTTGTAATGCGGCTCGTATAAAACAACGCTCCTTAAACGCATGGCGTCGTAAACAAGTCCATTAACAAGTAAGTCCCACCGCATTCTTGCAGAGGGACCGAAGACTGTTGCTAAGCGCAAAGATATTGTTTTTGGATGGTATTGTAACAGAAAGCGTTCCGCCTCTACTTTATGAAGGCCATACTCCGAGATGGGTTCGAGGGGAGTTTCCTCTGTACAATGCTTCACACCTGATTTTGCACCATAACCACTATTTGTATTTGGATAAACAATTAACGTGTCTTTTAGTCCAACAAGATGTTCTACAGCATCCTTGTTAATAGCTTCACTTAAGTCTGGATCCTTTCGACAAGCAGGGGCTCCAACAATACCTGCTAGGGGAATAATTATATCGGCTGATTGATAGAGTGGCTCTACTTGTCTATCCCTAACATCTAGCTTATAGAAAGAAAAGGACGGGTTGTCTACATGCCCAAGTAGACTTGTTTGATTGTAGAGTAGAGAATCAACAGCAATTACTGTATAATTCTCCTGAAGGAGTTTCGGAACAAGGACAGACCCAATGTAACCAGCGGCTCCAGTAACTAATACCCTCATGCGATAGATGAGACTCCGTTATGTTGATGTACTTTGAACACTTTGTCTGCTCCCTCTGTAAGCTCACGAGAGTGGGAAATCATAATTATTTGTATATTGAGTTTATATGCTAACTGTTTTAACATTGCAAGTGATTTCTGATGTAAATCCCCAGATAAATGCTTAAAAGGCTCATCCAACACCAGAACAGGTCTGTTTTTGTTAAGGGACCACAAACTCAATCTGAGTCCAAATGATGCTACATCAATTGGACCGCCCCCCGTGGCGTCTGTAGGTCTGATTAAGTATCCGTTTTTCTCAAACCATAGGTCGCACTCTGTTTTACCGCGCCGAAGGACAAATTCAGTTTTAAACTTATAAGGATTATCGAAGACCGTTTCCAAGGCAAGTGAGACTATATCAGAGATAAAAAACTCAAGTTGCTGTTGGGTTTGCTGAGCTATAAGACGCAGAATCTCTTTTGCTTGCTCAATGTCCTCCTGCTGAAGTTTTAGGTTTTTTAGTTCTGCGTTGAGTTCGCGACGTTCTTGGATGAGCCTGTTGAACTTGCCGCGTTCTTGTTCAACCTCTTGCCTGAGCTGATTGAGCATCACTCTCCGGTTCCACCTTCGTCTCTGTTTGCCCTAGATTCATCAGAAGGACGTTTAAACATGGTACACCATTTTTCCACTTGGCGCTCAGAAACGACCAAGTAAACATCTTTCTCTACCTCTAGGGCCACCTCTGGGCCAGAGAACATCGTGGTAGCGAGAAATTTAAAATAATCAGCCATTAGTCAAACTCACCAGCACGGTACCAGCTCGGATAAACAATAGCAACAACTACCGCTCCCCAAAACAAATACATAGGGGCTTTAGGAAACATAAGGCTTAGCAGAGCAGATACTATTACTCCAAGTAGAAAGTTTTTCATGTTCCCCTCCGCATTTGTGCTAGTTCCCAGACATACTTGTAGAGATGTAACCCTTTACTGCTCGCGACAATCTCACCATCCTCAACACCGACCTCGCTCGCCATGTACTCTTTTAGGACTTGAATTGCCGCTAAATTAGCCGGGAAGCCGCCCCACAAATCCCATGACCGGAAGTATGGAAAAAAGTGAAGCTTACCATCCTGAATGCGAGTATCAATATGCCGAAGGCAGGGTGGGTCTGTTAGAAGGATATCTTGGGGTTGTGCTATCTGGAGCACCATCTGGTTGTTACGATAACCGTGCTTTTTATAGGTTGTTATCACATGTTGAATCTGATCTACACTGTCAAGAGGGAGAATTCCTTTTTGTAGGTTGCTGTATTCTTCCACGTTTGAGCAGAGTTCAGTAGTTCCGCATAAGCATGGCCCATCACTGACACCTTTTGAGGAAAGCCGTTTGACGGCCTTATCGGATATGTACCTATGTCCACACAGTCTACTCCCGTAGGTGTAATCCTCGCCTTCTTCTTTGTGGCAAGACATGAGGTATTCGATGTACGGTCTACCCTTGTAGTCAGGATGGTCACCCAACACATAGCCGGGGTCAACTGGGTTGGGTATGCCGTAATGGGAAGGTATCTGAGGTTCAAGTGGACGAGTGTTAGGGTGGGTGATGTGCACAGTGATGTAATCGAACTCTAGGCGGTAATCTCCTGCATAACTCCCACGGTCAATCTTAAATTTCCGACCGTGGTCTAGAGCGGCGAACACACACTGGTGCCACGCATCGTTTAGGTCTGTGGCTTTTATGAAGACTGGGTTAAGCATTACTCCTCCACAGGAAAGAATTCAGCGCACGCTGGAGTGTGAGAAAGCACTCGGCGGTAGAAGACTCTAAAGGGTTCAGACGCAGTCGTTGGAGGGAATCTTCTGCAATCCCCAAAGTAAGAACCGTCTGCGGCAACAAAGTAGTCACACACAACACATGTCTTGTCTTTCCAACTTAACCTACTGATTGATAGCACTGTCTCCTCCTTACAGTGAGACTCCTAGCGCATCCGCAGTTTGTGGTCCAACTTCACCATCCACAACAAGGCCGTTAACCTCTTGGAACCTGACAACAGCGTTGTGTGTCATCGGCCCAAAGACAGCGTCAATCTGACCTTCGTAGAACCCATCATCTCTGAGTTCCCTTTGAATGGCGGCAACAACGTCGCCTCTCATGTACGGAGTTGTCAGTCTGTAGATTTGAGTTTGCGGGGGTGTGATGTCGGGTATGTCTCCCTGAGTAGCATCATAGTTAATCCAAGGGATGAGGATTCCTGTTGTCCATCTTCGTCCAGCAATCACGTGTTGGATTACTCCGCGTTTGGAAGAGTAGGCTTCAATCGTCCCTCCCTTTCCATCAGAGATTGCTATGTGGCCGACTTTCGTACCTAGACGTAAAACAAATGCGCCTGGTGTTTTGGCGGCAAGTGCTATAGAGATTTTCGTTCCGAGGTTATCAGCATCTTCCCCCCACTTGCCTGTGAATGAATCTGCTGTTTCTGGCATTGTTCCAAAACACCCGTAGAGCCGTTGTGAGACTTGATAAACAGCCCACGAGCAGAATTCAGCACAGTCCCACGGACCGTGCCAGTTTGGGTCGTTCTTAGGCGCAACTGCCCCAAATACGTAGGCTTCGCCAATATGTGGCTCTGCCACTTCGATGATTTTGTTACTTGTCATTGGTAGCGTCTCCTTGCTCGTATTTGACTAGCCAAGTCGGTTTTCTCGACTTGATCATTATATTTAACATGCTTTTGGTTCCTTTGCTTTGTCCATCCCAGATGATTATAGCCGCGTCTGCGTATTGTTCCATCTCCTTGTTGCGGATAGGGCCAGCTCTTTTTCCGTATTTCTCCCAGTCCGCAGGGAATTCTTTCACTGGAATCCCGTTCTCTTTGGCCCATTTATACCCCAACATATCAACCCCCCGAGCCATTCCACAGACAACTTCTGTAATCTCGGAAGGGTATTTTTTAATTATAGAATGGAAAATCCGTTCCGATGTAAACGACCTCGGACCAGCAATTATTGTTTTCATTCCTGTCCTCGCACTGTTGTTACAGCAGCGGCATGTTCTCCAAAGTCCCTAAATCCAGCACATTGGTAGTATGAGGTGTTGCATTTATCGCACAATATGGTTATTGAGTCGTAACTTTCATAGCTGGACAGACAGTCAACTTCATTACAAGCAGGGCATTTAAGGCTTCCAAGAACGAAACCTAGGAGCTTACACCGGAAAGACGTCACGCTCCATTTGTCCTGCATTGGAAACGACTTAATATTCCATGTTTTCTTACGACAAATTTCTTGCATCATGTGAAATATAGAAGGATACAGAAACAACCGCCAAAGTAGTCCTTTCTTCTTGTTCACCGCTTTTCCTCACTGCCAAGTATAGACTAGCCAAGCCGCACCGAAACACAGCCCAATCAGGACAGCTCCAGTGATTGCTCCAACCAACGCTTTTTTCCACAGCGGCCAGTCCTCCCCTGAGATGAAGACTATAGCGCCGACGACCCAAAGTATATTAGCTACATACAGCATACCTGCTTGAATGTGTTTTTTAACTTTTTCTTTGTTTATCCATTCAGGTTTCTGGATTAGGTTCATCATCAATCCTTCTTTGGCAGTTCTCTAAACATTGCTGGCACGTTACCCGTGTCAAATCCGTAGTCATACGCAGGGGTCTATGGAACAAACTACGTTTGTCACACCAAGTGACAAAGTCGTCTTTAATATAATGAACGAGTGCCGCCAAGTTCCTTTCTCACTTCTTCGATGGCTTTTTCAATTTGGGTTTTAAGTTCTTCAACTTCTTGGCTGAGTTCTTTTGCGTATTCTTCCGCTTCCTCTTTGCTATCGCAATCATAGTTAGCGAGTTGTCTGTAGAGCTCATCTAAGCGTCCTTTTGCTTCTGCTTGAGCAAGCTTTTTTTGTTCAAGCTGTTCTTTTAGGTTGAGTAGTTTTGTGGCTAAGACTTTCGAGTGTGTCACCCAAGCATCTCCTTACAAGTGTTTGAACTGAATCTGAGACAGAGTTATGTGCAAGAAAGATTTCTAAGTTGCGCTCAAAACTTACACCTACTTCGTAACCTGTTTGTAGGTGTTCTATAAAACTGGCTATCCGAGCCTCACGTTCGGCTTTGCTAACAGACTGTGTCATGTCGAAGACATCATCGTCGATGGGTAAGTAGATAAATTTGTTCTGTTCCACATCATAAACACAGGGCTTGTGGTCTACTTGGTCAATAGACATTCTCATCATGCTCCCTGGATTGATGTGGCGGCGTTTACGCGTTGTTTCGATAAAGGTTTGATGATTGTCCCCTGTTATAACTAAATCATACTGTCTGAGGCGTCTCAGCACCTGTCCGGCAATTGTAGCCTTTTGGCCAGGCCAAAGTTCTTCCCCTTTACGAATAACCAAGTGGTGCCAGATTAGCACCTTAGTAAAGTTTGAAATATCACCTTCAATCTCAGAGGAAGGGTTTTTACCAAATGGACAACCAAACAAGGCGTACTGTTCATAGAAGTAGGGCTCGCTAGGATGAATTAAAATGTTTACGAGTCCAGCTGCCTGTAGAATACCTAGGCCGCTATCGTCCAACCTGTTCAGTGAGTGGTAGGGCATATCGTGCTGGCCCGGTATGACAATAGGAACAACATCGTAGTGAATGAGCGCGTCGATAACCCACCGAATAAGAGGAATGGGTGGTCTAGCCTTGTGGAAGAAGTCTCCTGCTACAACAAGAGGCGAGTTCTGTCTAGCTAATTCTAGGAGAGTAAAAAACTTCTTTTCTTGGGCTTGCCAGTAATCATCCTTTCGAGCTGTGGGTTTATCGTGTCGAAGGTGGATATCAGCAACGGCAATCACAGTTTCACCGCCTTCTGTTTATTCGCTCCACCACTAGCAAACAGGGTTGGGTTTATTGTATGCCCACACAAAGGACATAGATTTGGGCACAACGACTTTAATCTGTTTTGGTATGTAACAAATTCCCCTTTTAGTCTCTCGAGTTCGGCATCTTGTTTTTGCATGTGTTGGAGTAGTGAAACAAGGCGTTGATATTGTGCCTCTTTGTGTTGCAGTTGTTCAAGTTTAAGTTCTATGTCGGAGAGGCTAATGTCAGGCACACATATATTATCCAGTTTATCCGTACAGATTTCAATCTCTTTTATGAGTTTAACTATTTCGCTAGCAGTTTTTTGGCTGTTGGTTTGTTTTGTATGAGCGTTAGATATAACTGTCAACTGCGTATCAATCCACCCAAAGTCTGGCGACTTGGCAATCTCCTCATTGCGTTGTTCAATTTCTTTTTGGACGTGAGTTAACTTAGTTTTTGTGTCAGTTTCAAGCTTCTGTATCTGGGAAAGAGATTCATCTATCTTATCTAGGCTGACTACCCTGTTCAATGTTCTTGCAACAAAACCCGGACTTTCATCAAGTAGAAACGGACTGTCTAGTTGATATTGAATGTTGCGCTCGTCTATCTGAGTAAGTTCAACTATTTCAGACGGAACTTCCTGTCCAAACCCAACAAGCTCCTGCTCGTTGATAACATAACAGTTTCGTGCCTCGTTTCTAACCCTTGCTAATGTTATGTTATCTAGCACAACTTGAACAGAAGCAGTCTTAGCCCAGTGAGAAATGAACTCAGCCCCAGCAGGTCTGTTGTGGAATACCCAACGGAGGGCACGTACAACAGAACTCTTGCCTACATCGCTCGAACCCACAATCACATTGACTCCTGGACAGAAGGTCAGCGTAGAGGCTTTGTGAGACTGAAAATTATTCAGCGTCAGGGAGTGAATCATCTATTTTTCCTGCTGTAAACAGATTTAGAATAGCGTTTTCTTTCCCACAATGTTCGCATCTGAACGTTGTGAAGTCTGACGACGGAGCGTAATAGACTTCTGAGTTCATATAGCCACAGTAAGCGCACTCTAGGTACAGAAACCATCGGTCACCCATTTTGTTCTCCTTTTCGTGTACAAAGTTGTCCGCCACGCCGAATCCGGTCAATCATATAAGGGGCAGGGGAATCTGGACTCGAACCAGAAATGTGAGGTCCAAAACCTCACGTGTTACCTTTACACCATTCCCCTCTTTTAGTTGGTACGGGCAGAGGGATTCGAACCCCCGACAACGTGGCCCCAAACCACGCACTCTACCAGACTGAGCTATGCCCGTACTATCGTAGTAATCCACTGTCGAACAACTCAAGAATCCACTCTACGACCATGCTACCTACCATGGCAGAGAGGAGTATGACAATTGTGACGATCAGGAAAAATCGTGTATAGTCTCTCAATTTCAACCGTCCTTGGAGCGGAACGAGGGATACGAACCCTCATCTTTAGACGGGAAGTCTAACGTTTTACTTAAACTAGTTCCGCTTGGTTGTTCAATCGCTCGTTCGATGGCACACCTAACAAGAGGGATAAGTATGTCTAGACAACGTGTGCAATAGAGGTCAGGTAAATCGTAGCCTTGTTCAGCTAATGCAACAACATCGTCAATTAAGTCCCCGCAACCTTGGCAAAAAACATTTATGGTCATTTTACCCTCCCTAGTAAAGCGAAAAACACCTTCGCATCTAATACAACGACTTCTTCAGTGCGTTCCTCTTTTTTCCGTCCGCTACGCTTCATAACCAACAACCAATCTGTGTCTGGATAACAGTTTGCCTTCGCTTGTTCAATCCACTCTAAAAGTGACCACCTCTTTTGGTTTTTACACTCTACTGTAAAGGGGAATAACTTACGAGCTTTAACTGAAAGTATAACATCAGGCCCGCGTTGACCCATCGGTCGAGGCTTGATTTCAGCGTCATCGCTTTTGCCCCAAGGAACATTTATGGCTTGTGAGATACACTCACATGCCCAGTCTTGTAATGCTCTGCCCTTCGCCTTTCGGCTCGCAACGGAGATTGTCTTGCTTTTCTTTTTGGCCATTAAGTATATCTCTCAAAGAATCAACTCGAACAACATCTGGGTGAGTCCATCTGCCCATGTTCCACGGTCGATTTATTAAATAACAGATAAGCCCTTTCTCCGCTACTTGGTTGGCTGTTTGGAGTCTGTCTTCCACAATCCCATCCAAACCAAGTTTAACAAGGAGGTCAGCTTTGTGCTTACTTCTAGACTGATAGATGCGATAAACCAAACTTGGAAAGTTATGCTCTATCCAGCTTTGCGTAGCAGGTAAGAGGCCGTGCCTGCGTGCTGTAATGAAAGTAACAGGCTCGAACTCAGACAAGAGTTCAGTATCTGGGTAAGGCGCAATTCCAGTCCAGTGATGCTCTAGGATACTAAAGAAGTAGTCCAAGAACGGTTCAAAATATCCTACCTGACAGATTTGCTCGAAGAAGTCATGACGACTTATCGTAGTAGGGTCAAAGGTAATACCCCAGTCTCTGCGCGCCCTCTGTCTTAGCGCCTGTATAACGTCTGCCAAAGTTCCATCAATATCAAAGGCTAGTTTTATCATCCTATCTTCCACAGGTCTCAGTTTGACTGTTGGAGCCGACGCTGGCATCCGCACGCGTCCAAAAGAGTACTAAAGTTACCGCAGGTCTCACAACGAAACCCAGGTGGCCATTTGGGTTTGATATGTTTGTTAATCCCTTTAGGAGTTTTATCTTTCATAGCTTCATCTGAACCTTATGTCAATGTTTTATAGCTGTTAGGTGCTCATCCTCTCGATGTAACCTAGCAACAATTTTGTTCTGAACAGTTATACCGGTGAAAGAATAGCTTGTTACATATCCGCGAATCTTCTCGTTAAATTCCTCTACAAGATGTTGCCAGCTGTCCTCGTAAATGCAACAACCTTGCGGAGTAAGCTCAACTGCGTTGGTGTCAATTTCAAGTTCGAACCTAACTTCGCCTTTTAGGCCGGAACTAACATATATATGACCGTGAAGCATTACTGTTTGTTTGTCCACACTACTTCTCCTATGGGTTTCCTTTCGTATTATTCCTCTACAGTTATGATGAACCCACGTTCTATATCGTCTGGTATAGACTTGAAGATGTCACTTGGATAGACGTTGTAAAGGTGTGGATGGAAATCGTTCCTATCAAATTCCTCATCGGGTTCTCTGTTTATCAAGGCAATGTAGATTTCTTTTGTAACGGCCCAGACAAAGCACTCATAATCGCCACTCATTATTCCCCTAAAGTGGACATGCTTTAACATTTAGTCCTCCTTGTTTTTACTGCCGTTGTTGCTTTCCCTTTTCTTACTTACTGCCATATTGTACTTAGTTGCCAGTTCATCGTAAGCTACTCCTGTATCATCAGACATCTCAGAAAGTTGCACCTCTTCCGAACTCCAAAGGCGTCCTGCGTTGTTCTCGTGTTTTGTTACAAGTGCGAATACTACAATCGCCGCTAGAAAAATTAAAAAAATCGTTTTTGCGCTGTCCGGACCGCTACCGGGAAGGTCTGAATAGAGAGCAAAAAATGAAAACACAGACCCTAGTACAGCGAGTAGGACTACCCCAAACCAGAACTCAGGGACACAGTGTTCGTCCCAAGTGACTTTACGTGGCTTCCCAAACTCATCAAGTTTGCGTACTCTCTTCATCAGTCTTCCTCTTTTTGTTTACTGCCCTGCGGATTTGTCATAGGCGTACCGTCAGGGAACAGTACGAAATCTTCCTTTTGTTTAACCCAGTTGCACGGGCCATACTGACGTTCGAATTCGCGTATAAATTCGCGCCTGTCCTGTTCTTCAAGATGACGAAAGAACGCGTCAGTCCACTTCTTCCAGAGCTTCTTAATTTTATCCACAGTTACTCCATCCACAAAAAGGATTAGGACAAGTTTCACATCCCTCTTTTGCTACCAAGATTTCTCCGCAATCTGGGCACATCTTAGCGTCCCCAGGTAGTACTCGGGTTGAGCGGTAGATTTCTAATTCATCCTCTGGAGCACTGGGGCTGGCGGCAGGAATCGAACCCGCGACCGTCTCATTACAAGTGAGGCGCTCTACCTGCTGAGCTACGCCAGCCCGTGCTTGTTGCTCTTGGGTTTGTTGGCTTTGTAACTTTCTCTTGCGAATGACTTTTGCAATGCCGTCAGGGGGGGATAAGACTTGTTCTCCATTGTGGAACATTACACGCTCGCCGCCGATGCCCCGCAACTGCTTCTCGATGTCTTCCCACGACGCTCCATACTTAAGTGCAAGTGTCCCGAGGCGTCCGACAGCGTCGTTCATCGCCGCAATAGTTCTACCTGATTTAGAAATCTGAGTCCACATTTCTTTAAACCCTGTATTAGAGTCTTCAAACAGATGCACCCAAAGAGTGCCGTCCCCAGTCTTAACTCTATCTCTGGACCCAGCTAGAAATTCAGGGGTTTCTAGAGTTACAGAAGACGTATATGACGCATGTTCTGCCTTTTTAGTATGGCGTAGGCTGGGTGGGAGAGATTTGATAATATCCCTGTATGCTTTTGTATCTCGTTGGGCTTCCTCTTCTCGACTCCCCTGTCGGTAGAAAGTGATGCCCTTGCACCCAAGTTTATACGCGAGCCTGAAAGCTCTGTCCACTTCCTCGATAGTTACAGAACTGGGAGCGTTGATAGTCTTGCTTACAGCATTGTCTGTATATTTTTGGAAAGCGGCCTGCATCTTAACATGATGTTCGATTGGGACGTCCTTAGATTCGATGAAATAGTCGGGACATTTTATCCCTTCATTGATGGCTTGCCAGTCCTCGTATAGAGGATGCATTACGACCAGCGTTTCATCTATTGCTTTTTTCTCGTAGACGAATGAGAATACTGGCTCAATCCCCGAGCTACACCCGGCTATTAAACTGAGTGTGCCTGTAGGAGCTATCGTTGTAACCGTCCCGTTTCTGCGGTCAATAAGGGGTGTATCCTTGCGCCCAGAAGGTAAGTCTGCCCAAGCTGGGTATCCTTTTTCCTTAGCTAACTCTGTAGAACAGAGATGAGCTACGTCATTAACGAATTGCATCACCTGTTCAGCTAGGACTAGAGCCGTTTCCATGTCATAACGTATTCGCATCTTAATAAGCATGTCAGCCCAGCCCATAACACCTAGCCCTATTTTGCGGAACTTTGTTGTTTCTCGTTTTATTTCGATAATTGGGTAATTATTAACGTCAATTACGTTATCAAGAAAACGGACGGCTGTTTGCACAACCTCCATGAGCCTGTCCCACTGGATTGCGGGGAATATTGTTCCGGTATCTTCATTTAGTAAAGGCTCAACAAAATTACTTAGATTGATGCTTCCTAAAACACAAGACTCATAAGGGGACAACGGTTGCTCCCCACAAGGATTTGTGGCTGTAATCTTTTGATACTTTCCGACAGGGTTAGTCTCGTTAACCTTGTCTATAAAGACAATGCCCGGTTCTCCGTTCTTCCATGCGCCGTCGATTATACTCGCCCAAATGTAATCTACGTGTGGATACCCTGTCAAGGCGACCTTATCCATGAAATCATCTGTTAAAGCAACCGAGATATTGAAATGTCTCAACTCTCCTTCTTTTTCTTTGCACTTAATAAACTCGAGAACATCTGGATGGTCACAGCGTAGAATACCCATCTGCGCTCCTTTGCGAACTCCTCCCTGCTCAATTATTTCTCCTACAACAAAGTCAAAGACACGCATAAATCCAACAGGTCCAGAGGCTTTGCCTTTTGTTGTACTAATTAATGAACCGCGCGGTCGGAGATTCGAGAAATCGTAACCTGTGCCTCCACCGAAAGCCTGAACTTCGACTGCGTCTGTGAGAGCTTTAAAAATAGACTGACGAGAATCTTCGATTGGGATAACAAAGCAGGCGGCTAAGTTACCGTGATTGGCTCCTGCGTTCCGCAGGGTGGGGGAGTTGGGAAGAAAATCCAAATTGGACATTACTGAGTAGAACTCTTGTTCCCAGTAGTCCTTGTCCTTTTCCACAGAGGCGATATGGCGTGCTACACGCCTGAACATCTCTTCCGGTGCTTCAATAACGTTGCCACGTGCATCCTGCTGTAGAATCCGCTTTTCTAAAACTCGAATCGCGTTAGCCGACAGATTCAATAAACTACCTCCAAAAAGGGCACTAGTTTTTACTAGTGCCCTACTAAGAACTACTCAACGCCAAAGGAAGGCTCGTCCCAGACGGCCAGAACAGTCACATGCTCGTGCTCTCTCGAACCTTTTGGGATTGCCATAAGAAACGGGTCAGGGGTGAGTGCTCGATAATCTGTGACATAGAAGCCGAACTTTTGGCGCAACTCTTCAGGTATGTCTGCGATTAAACGCAGAACACGGATAGGAACCTCTTTTGTATACAGCGAAATCCTTAAGTCACCGTTGAACCGTCCCAAAGACTGGGAGTGATGCCCTCTGTTGTCTTCGGCGCGCAAGGGAAACCAATCCCAACCACAACCTTCTTTGCGGGCTACTGCGTCCATGTAGGCCCAAACCTCGTTTGTATCATAGACGGGCAAGCCTTTGTTAGCCAAGAATACGCGTAACTCATGAACAACTCGCGTGGGAGGTTCGTAGCCAATCTCTGCGGCAAGGTTGTCATATGTATCGAGGGCCACAACCTTTCCAACTAGCTTGGGTTTAGGTTGTAACGGATTACGTCGCCTCTCCCGTCGTTCGATGAAATCGTTTATTAACTTAGGCAACATGTCAGTCTCCTTTTTTCAGGATAAAGAGGTGCCCGTCTATTCAGACCCGACGGGCAGGGGCTACGTGATGTCCCAATGGATAGACCGGCCGTCCTCCGAATGGGCCTGTGTGGGTTCGAATCCCATCGGGGGCATTGGAGTAGGTAGACAACGTTCACTTCCAATGAACTAGGGTGGCCGCCCCGTGCAGGTTCGAGTCCAGCCGCCAGCACCTAAATGGGGGTCGCAGGTTTGCCGCGGGGGCTTTCCATCCAATTGAGCTACGACCCCCATGTTGGGTCGGCTTGGATTCGAACCAAGATTTCCTGTTTATCAGTAGCTTATTTGGACTTTTGTTTAGCCTTTGTCTTCGCACGCTTGCGTTGCTTAGCGTCGAAGGCCATACTCATAGCAACCCCTGTCCTGTATGAGGTCAAGTTATCCGCCATAGACGCGAACGCTACTTGAGTCCCTACACCAGAAGGGTCATAGCTCAGAGTATTTGCGGCTTGGATACCATATCTGAAAGCGTCCTGTTCACAATGGATGTCGGACGACAGAAAGAGCACTTCCCATTTGTACACATCCTGCTGATGTTCAATCATCTCGCGGACTTTCTCCTCGGTGTACTCTTGGCTATCGTTCTCACGACCGTCAGTCATGATAGCGAAGACAACTTTAGACGGACGCTCTGCCTCAGGTAGAGCCGCTAAGCGTTCTCCGATTGTGTTCATCGTTTTGCCGATGGCATCCAAGAGACGTGTCATGCCTCTAGGCTGATAGTTTCTCTCGTTAAGAATCCGAGCATCAGCGATGTCTACACAGTCCTGTAGTAACTCGTAGCGATCATCGAATTGAGCCAGCGTATATGTCGCCTTTCCAGGTACTTGCTGTTGGGATTTGATAAATTCGTTGTAGCCACCGATAGTATCGTCTTTTACGCGTTGCATCGAACCAGACCTGTCCAGTACAAGTCCAATGTGTGTGTAGTCTTGTCGCATAGTACGACCTCCTTAGAAGATTTCTTTGCTGAGTTCAAGCGCCTGTTCTTCCGAGAACCCCTCGGCCAGAAGCGCGTCGTATTTGGCTCGAGTCATGCGGGCCTGAATTCCTAAAAACTCAATGAGAGCTTCCAAATTTGTCTTTAGGTCTTGCAGAGACTGCTTAACCTCCACAGGGTTCAACTTTGAAGGGAAGGGTTTAACATTGTCTTTAGTCATGGGGGTTACTCCTACGGCGAATTGATACTGACCAGCCATACACGTTTGTAGTTGTTGAAGTAGTGTCTTTCTCTTCGGTTAAGTCTCCGTTTAATTTTCTTGCGTCTTCCGGGTTTGTTGAGTAAAATGAACTTAACGCCATTGTTTACCAGCGCAATCTCGTCATGTTGCTTGATGAACATTCTCCGTCTGAGTGTCGGGTTCAGCACCATCATACATCTCCCTTAGTAAACAGACACCGATTAATGAGTATACGCCTTGGTCCATTAAGGTCTCGTCTATCGCTTCTCCTACCCTGTCGGGAATCCCGCTAGCGAGGTTTTTAATTCGGCTCCACTTGTCGGACAGCCTGACAAGCACACCCAACCAAGAAGGAATACCAAAGTCCTCACACTCTCGAAAGTTTCTAAAGGGGTCACCGCCTATCCCAGCGTAGTTGTGGTTTTTCCTAGCGTGGAGTTCTGCCGCCTCGACTAGGACTTTGTAAAAGGGGGATGGACGGCTGTCCCCGACGTCGAGAGTAATATTCCCACAGAAATAAAGAGAGCCTTCTTGAGTTGTCTTAGGTTTCATTTGTGTGTTTTCCTTACCTCTACGACTTCGAGTTTGTTGTTTTTGTCAAATCCCAACCGGAAACATTGCTTCGCAGTGGGGAGCCAGATGTCAATCTTGCGCTTCTGATATGAAGGCATTAGGTCCATAAAGACATAATAGCCATCGAATCCGTCGGTTCCAGTTAATCGAACTATACTCCCCCAACGTGATTGAAAGATAGACTTCCCTTTTGGACACAGACCCAGCTCGCGGACTAAATCGCGAGAGAGGGCGCACGCACCGGGGAAGACTCGTACACCAGAGGACATCTTACCTTTTAGGCAGTAGCCTGTCGACCTCACTTTCGAGGCTGTCGCTCCCTTTTTTGCGGTCGGAGAGGCTAATCTTGAACTTACCTTCCCGCCAGAGGCGCATAAAACGTTCGAAGTGCGTTTCATTGGCAAGCACATAGCCAGTAGAATTACACCAATCACAGTTAACTTCAGTTGTTGAACCCTCCCACTCGTGATGACATTTTGAACAGTGAAACAGAGGCATCTTGACCTTCTTACGTAAAGTCTGGGCCTGTCCAAGAAATAGGACTATAGGATAACCATGTTCTACATTTTGGACACTGAATTTCCCGCGGTGGGTTCTTGTCAACAACATCCTTCCATCCACAAGAACACTTTGCTTCAAAAATAGTACGTTTAACCAATCGTTCGTACGTCATGCTGTCTCCTTTCTTTTTTCAATCTGCACAACTTCAATTCCTGCCTGTTCGAGAAGCCACATCGCCATGTTATCATAAGCAGGTCCAGAATAGCAAATGATTTTTGCGATGCCTGCATTGATAATTTCTTTTGCACATTCAAAGCAGGGTAAAGGACAACTACATACCAAAAAACATCCTTTTGTCTTGATGCCCTCTCTAGCTGAGTTTATCAACGCATTCCTTTCGGCGTGACCAGCTGTACACAGATGAGTTCCTTCCCCGCTTTTAAATCCTACTATATATCTTGGACATGTTGTACCGAAACCGTTCTCTTTGAGAAAATCACCAATGTTCCCAAAGAAACTCTTTTCAAGTTGCCCAACCAACCAGCTAAATCTTTCTTCCGAATCACAATGTGCTACTCTTCTGGGCGGGCCGTTATAGCCTGTACCAACAATAGTTCCGTCGGGTGTAATTATGACGGCCCCGATTTTGCGCGAGAGACATTTCGACTTGTAAGCTACCCGTTCGGCTATGGCTAGCCAGTATTCATACTGATTCATCCAATATCTCACGAATAACACCGAGTAAATCGGAAATCTCAGGAGCAATCGCACCAAAGTCGTAGTCCACTTGACTTGCTTTATGTTGTTGCGGGAGTCCATAACGCATCTGAAACTGAGCGGCGAGGACTGAAATGATGTGATGGTCTAATTCTCGCTTCATCACCTGTATGTCAGGCTTTTCCATAAACTCAACTAGACGCGTTAACATATTGTTGTACGAAACATGCCAGTCTGGAGTATTAATCAAATCGAAGAGTTGAGTTTTGTCGAACGAGAAAACCCTATCAGGATTGTCTTGGTAAAACATAAATGAGATAACACCAGCCAGATATTTGACCTTGCCCAAAAGAGCTGTCGTGCACTCTTGTACAAGTTCTCCACCTAGGTAGCGGGTAGGAATTCGCATACACGGTTTATAACGCTCAATCCAAGCGTCTTTCCTGTGCAAATAACTCGCGAGTGCTATTCCTGTGCGCAGATAGTCTTGTAGACGATCTAACTGTGAGAATGAATCGTCCCAGTTGTAGCCATAGCGTACACCCAGTAGTTTAGGAACGTTGTTATGCAGAGCAAAGTTAACTCTGTGTCCGTGACACGCAACATAGTCTGGGTTGTTCTCCAAGAACTCTGCGCATTGTTTTAGCCCGTCACCAATGTGGAAATCATCGTCCCCTGAGAAAGCGACATACTTAACTGAGTCGTGAAGGTATTCGTTGACTTGGGCCACGGCCCCGCCGTCGTGCGGGGCCATTACCCAATGGTAGCTGATAAACAGAGAACCTCCGTATTCATCAACAACCGCTTTGTTGTTAGTGGCCTCTTCGTCGTCAGACGAATCGGCTATATATACAACACCGTCGAAATCGGTGCGTGCGTAAAACGACAATGCACGGCGTAAGTACCGACTTCGATTCAGTGTAGGGATGACGATGGCAATCACTTACTTCCTCCTGTTTCTGAGTCTGTTCAAGTACACGTACATGTCACAGTCATGAACAGATTCTTTCCTGTCATTCCGTTGAATACGAAAGGTGCCACCAAGGACATTGATATCAACTTCGATATGTCCATGTCTGTCTGTATAAAGACGCGCAACCGGCCGTCCAGAAGACGCTTGTGCAAGCTCCTGTCTAAGCCTGCTGAGTAAGCTGTCGCCTCCGCATGAACATACGTCACCCCTATACATGCTGGACGGTCTGTCTTCGTCAAACGACCTTGTAAACGCAGTCCCACAGCTTCTACAGAAGTTGTCGTCAGAACTTACTTCCCATCCACAGTCAGTACAAATCATGTCGTCCATAACTTTCTCCTTTTTTATGTTAGCAGTTCTGGTCTTCCGGTTATAATTTATTGTTTCGTTTCCCCTTGTTGTAGTGTTTAATGAATAAACGAAGGAGTTCGTGGGTATCTGTAATCGAGCCTCCTCCTTGTTTATCGTTTGGTGAACCTGCTTTTGCGTTTTGGTACTACAGCGGCCTCCACTTCTAGCCAGTCCTTCTCGGCAAGCGTTTTGAGTTCTGCTAAGTCTTCGGGAGAGTCCTCAAGGAATGAAATGAATGACTGGCGTTTAAACGTCTTGTCGCCCCACTTAATCTCTTTGTCCCCATACATATAGTCAATGAGGGAATTAATATCGTCTATGCCGTAGTCGAACAAAATGGAAAACTCGGCCATACGAAACGGTTTTGCTACTTTGTTGCGTTTGAAATTAGCCTTGACTGTCACCCCATATGTGCGTTTCTGTCCACGAAACGTTTTATCCAGCTTGCCGGTGTGGGCTAACCAGCATACTTGGTGTGTATAAAAATCGAGGGCTTTGCCGCCAGTTCTATAGTGCTTCTCACCAAACATCTGCCCAATCTTTTCTCGTACTTGAGAAATACAAATAAGTGTGGAATCCTTGCCTTGCATACTTTTACACAGATGATTGAAAAAACCTGAGCTAAAAAACTTAGCCTTCTCTGCGCCCATAGAACCGGGGGCTTTCTGTTCGTCAAGTATTTTTTGCATTCTGTCAGCCGCCGCGTCTGGCACAAGTGCGTCGACTGAATCTATAACATAAATCAGACACTGCCCGGGTGTGAGAGCGTTAACGCGCCTAAGATAATCTGTCCCGAAATCCTCCGCGATGGGTGTCTGAATCCATGTGACAGCGCTAACGAAGTCATCTCCATACATGTCTTCGATGGGGAAGTCCATGACTCCTTCAACGTTGTTGTAAACGATGAAAAGCTCTTTTATGGGCGGATAGAGGGCAGAGGGTTTCGCTTTTAAGTTGTAAAAAGCGTGGGCGCAAGCCTCCAAGGAGAGGAGCGTTTTCCCGCTTGAGCCGTCTCCGACAATGTTAACAATCCTACCTCTGGCCCAACCTCCACTTAGACCTCTTTGGGAGGCGGCGAGGTTGAGCAGGGTCGAGCCCGTATCAATGAACTCGACCCTTTCACCCCGCTCCACTGGCTTCCGTGCCAGCTTCTCTGTTTCCTCGACGATTGCTGATTTAGCCATTATCTACGCCGTCTCGGAGTTGGACGGGGAGCCTCTTCCTCTTCATACTCCTCATCAGGTTGTACCTCTTCTCTTTCGGCTTCTTCTTCTGCGTACTCTGACTGCCAAAGTTCATGGCAAGGATTGTAGAGTTCGCATCCGGACAAGCACTCTTCATACGCCTCAAACGATTCTCCAAAGACCCCACCATGAGGACAGGTAGGAGAACTCTTTTTGAAGCTTCTGGGAGTCCCCGGCACAGTTTCAGCCGCCATATCCTCAACTTCCAGACCAGCCCAGAACGCCTTTTTGACCTGCTCATAGGTCGGAATGTCGAGCAGTTCATCTAAGGTCGGAACGTTGTCGATGATTGAGTCAGGAATATCATCTTCACGCTCTGAGAACTGAAAGCCAGTCCACTGTTGCTGAGTTTTACTGCCTTTGATTTGGAAGGCGATGGAGCGTCCCTCTTCGGCAGTCGGGTCAGCAAAGGCGACAACCCCGCCAGTCCGAGGCTTTTTGCAGATGTTCATGACGTTATTCTGGAAGAACCAATGAGCCACAGTCCAGATTTGAATGCCTTTAGACTCGTTGTCTCTGTCCAGAATGGCGTAGACTGAATACCGCTTCGGACGTGCACTATCAATCTGGCCTTTAACATCGTCAGAGGGATTGTCTACCCGCCTTAACTTCTCGCGGTATTCGCAGATAGGACAGTTCTTGTTGTATGTCCTAAAGAGGCAGATGAAATCGTCCTCATTAGGTCCGATAAACCTATGGACATAGAGGTCGACAAGGTAAGTGGGTTCTCCCTCGTTCTTCACAGGGTCATTTGGGCCTGCGAAGTAGGGGAGGACATCAACAAGATGTTCGCCAATATCCGGGTTGAAGATTGACAAGCTACCTAACTTGTTTCTGTCCAGAATCCCCCTTCGCCTGTCTTCTCGGGTGTCATAGGTTTCCTGCGTGCGTTGGCGTAAGCCCGCACTAAGTGCTTTTCTGCGATCTTTCAAACGGTTTTCTCCTGTATTAAATTTGTGTAGTTAGGGTGTTACTGCGCCGGAACAGCTGAACGGCTAGGACGCTTTTCTCCAAGCGCCTCCTTGAGTTTCTTACTGACCTGTTCCTGAACAAGGTCAGCACCAACAGTGCTACGCGGCTCGGAGAAGTAGCTGGTCAGGTGCAAATCAACCAGCTTTTCCAAGCCCTTGCGCTTGTGTTCCAAAGCCCGAACGACGGCTCGGAGCATATTCAGCTCGTATTTAGCGAGGATGATTTCCTCTTCCAGTTCTTGGAATTCGGGCTGTCTGGCGATGAAGTTTTTGAGGACAGCTTCTGTGACACGTTCTGTTGCAGTTTCTCTGAGTTGTTGGTCGAGCTGAGCGATTAAGACATCTTTCCTGAGTTCCAAGCGTGAGACTACACGCTCGGCTTCGACTGCCTGCTCGCTATAGCTCAACACGTTGCTAGGATGTTTTACCCATTCGTCGTCGAGGGCAAATTTGTCAATGCTGACATCTGCCTCTACCTGAGATTTGTCCATAATTCCTCCTTACTTTATTATAGCCTGTACCGGCTATTTTGGAAGTTAAAAGTGTGAGTGCGCTCAGCTTCTTTGGGTTCCTTATTGTTTTTGGCTCGCTTTTGGTGTTTGGTGTCCTTGGACAAGATAGCTCGCTTGCCACTTTTGGGTTTCTTAGAGTCAATGGCTCGCTTTCCTCTGATGGGTTTCTTATTATAACTGGCTCGCTTGCCACTTTTGGGTTTCTTAACCTATAGGACTCGCTTCTGGTTAATGGGTTTCTTTATGCAGGTGGCTCGCTTATATCTGATGGGTGCCTTGGGCGTGTTGACTTAAGCCACATCGTCAGGTGAAACAGACTCTCGTCCGGCCTCTACAGGAACCGGTGTAGCGTCATAAACCCAGCCACGTTCCTCTGGCATAATCGTTCTGTGCGGCCCGTCTAGAACTGCCTCTGCGTATAGAGGTGAAGTAGGTAATCCCAAAAGTGTTCTGCCTACATACCAATAGTCCGCAAGGAAGTGCTTCATAATGACACGCAGTGCGGCCATGTGCCTGTGATTAGGAACGGTCTCTTTCCATGGTTTCTCGACAAGCCTGTGCCGACCGTTATGTAAGCCAAATGTCTTAACAAGTTTCTCAGAGTTATCCAACTTGGAGCGCGTTTTGTCGTACAGATAACCATACGCGCTACCTTTGTTCCTCTGTTTCATCTGTGAGTTAGCCATAGTGAAGAGAGCAGTCCGAAGAGACCTGTTACCACCACTAGGTTCCCCCGGAGTATAGCGGGCGTGGGCGGGAGTGTGCAGTCCAGTGTACCTCCACAGACTGGAGGCGTGCTTCGCCTTTGCCAGATCTATGTAGACAAGGCAGTAAGCTATGGTCACAAAGCCAACAGAATGTACTCCCAATGCGGCTTGCACCAACGGGTTCGTTTGGGCAATCTCGTTAACCGTTTTTTTGAGTGCGTGCGTACGCTTGCTCAACAGAGACGTTAATTGGTCGAGTTGTATAGACAGAAACTCGGCTGTTTCTGGGTTAAGAGTATCTGTACGCCTTCGATACGCGCGTAACTGATTGCCGATTTTGGTGTGGAGTTTCAAGACTTGGTTCCTGTCATCCACTTGGGCTTTGAGACGTTCAAACAGTTCAGGACGCTCCCGAAAGATGCCATGGTGCCGCATGTGAGTGATGGGGTCTACCACGCATGTGTTATCGGGAGTATACCTTCCACCTTTGCTTTTGGGTTTCAGCCTGTGTGTGTCGAAGCTTTCAGTAGGTTCACCTAGTGGTTGTCCAGTAAATGCGTCAACTCCAAGTTGTTTCTCCTTAGTCGTACGTTTCAGTTCTTCTTTTGCCACGCTGTGCTCTCCTTTTGAGATTCGTTACTAAACGCTGGGTTTCTTCAAACTGATGGCTCGCTTAAGGTTTTTGGGTTTCTTGAGTATGCTGACTCGCTTTCCAATGTTGGGTTTCTTAGATGATGTGGCTCACTTGGTATTTATGGGTTTCTTTCAGGGCTTGGCTCTTACCTAGTTTATAGCCCGTTGGGGGCGTACTTCCCATCTAAAAACTCAGTATAGGGAACCTTTTTCTTAGTTGACCAAGGAGCGTCGATATCACACAACTCGAACTCAACTTCGAGTGGCACGTTACACCAAGAATGTACTTGCAACGCCCTTTCAGACATAATCCAGTTCGCCATAGTCACAACTCGATGAAGTTCCTCTGGCTGAACACTCAGCAAAATACAATCGTGAATCTGGCCGAGGATAACTGAACTTAGCCTGTCTTTTTTTAGAAACTTGCTGAGTTCTATCAGGCTCCACAGTAAGATATGAAAAGCTGTTCCCTGAATTGGAGTGTTCAAAATCTCATTCCTAGCCAAGTAGCCTTGGCGTCTGAACCCATATTTGAGGGGTACACGACCGGTCTTATAATAGCGTGCTACCCATTTTTCTTTCCATTTGGCGTAGGTAGAGAACTGTTTCCAGAACCTGTTCTCTTCTGCTTGAATGTGCTCTGTGAAAACATCCAAAGAAGTAAGCTTCTGGTTCATTAAATGTTCTCGTAAAGAAGAGCCGTCGGCAAGGAGTAGTTGCTCTCCGTCTTTCCAGAGTTTCTCAGCACAAGGTCTGTACCACGAGCCGTATAACTGAGCAAAAACAAACGCTCCTTTAACAAGATTGCGTACAGCTTTTGTAATCTGGTCTCGGGGTAATAGGTATACTCGTTCGGTCTGGTCCCTGTGCATATCTGACGTGGGGTCTTTACAGTAACGAATAAGTTCAGGGTCTTGGGTGAACGTTGCCGCAATCCGGACTTCGTGCATTCCAAAGTCTATTTCAAGAAGTTGTTGGCCGTGATGAGGAAACATACCGCTTCGCACAAGCTGAGTCATACGCTCGTCGCGAGCTGGAATGTTTTGTAAATTAGGACGGCTCGATGAACCTCGATATGTTCTTACTCTGTGAAGATGGAAAAAGGGATGTAAAGTCTCCTTATAGATTTCACGGATAATCCCTTTTATATAGGTAGATTCAGTTTTAGTTGCACTACGGAGTCGAGTTACATCAATCAAGAAAGAGCGTAGACTCTGTTGTGGAAGAGTCCGAGAGAACTCCTCAATGTCCTCTTTGTCTAAGGTGGGATTTCCCTTCGCTGACTTCTTCCTAGGTTCGATCCCAACATAGTCAAAGAGAAGAGTTTTGAGTTGTGGAGCAGACCCGGGGTTAAGTGGAACGCCTGTCTTCTTTTCCCATAACCGAGCGTAGTGAGAGTCCATGACTCTCGCTTTTGCGGCCTTGCTCTCCTCTGAGATAGTGGTAAACGCTTCTTGGAATACCTCAGAGGAAGCTCTAAAGCCTGTTATTTCGCAGTCAAGCAACGCCAAAGAACCTTCGTGAAAGAATTCGTATGCTTTGGGTAGTTTGCTTTCCAACTGCATTTCTGCCATTTGGTCGAGTGCTAATCTGTGAGCGAGCATGGCGTCCAAGGCGTTCCGCAGAAGTAACTTGTCAATCGGACATTCTTTGACTCTGTTCACTCCATTGGCTGTCTCTGTCTTCATGTAGGGGCTAGTTTCATCTTTGAACCCCACAACACCGTAGCGCACAAACGCCTGAAACTCCAAACTAGTTATTCCATGTCTGTCGTCCAGCACATGCGAAGCTAGCTGAGAGCACCAACGCCAATTAGCAATCTCTGTTCCCAAAATTATCCTAGCCCAGAGTTCCTCAAACTTAAAATTGTGGGCGGTCTTACCGATGCTTTTCTCTTTTATCACTCGCAGTAGCGCTGGAACAACTTCGGGAGTAACAGGGAAGGAAACTCCGTGTTCAGGGTTCCATGCTAAGGCACAAGTGACAATCTCATGGTCTGGGGCGAAGGGCTTGAGTCCCGTTGTTTCCCAGTCTAGAGTCAACAGAGGAGGCTTATTCTCGACTAGGTTATCTAACAAACTGATAATGTCTCCTTGCTGATAAAGACACTCGACTTTGTCTGCTTCGTTTGTCAGGTCTGGAAAAGGTCTAAGTGCCTTTTCAATCGCTACCCCCATCTTGAGTTTATAAATCTCGATGAGTTTGCTATTCATTCCGTATTGAAAAAAGGACGGATGATATTGCGGAATAACCCAACATCCTAGTGTCCTGTCTGGAATGGCCCAATCTGCCCACTGTGATATTGCAGGGCGTTCTCCACTAATGTCTAATGGCAGCATGTAGGATTGTAGTGGGACACGCCCCGCGATAATAATAGCCTTGGGTTTGAACTCTCTGATACGCTTCCAAGTTCCTGCGTGGCAGAGTGCAACCTCTCTGTCAGTTGGGCTCCTATTGCTACCCCGCTCACCGATTGGACGACACCGCACAGCATTGAGTTTACAGAAGTCAACATCTAAGTCGTAACCTAACGGAGCAAGAACATCGTTTCTAAGGAGCTGACCTGCGCTCCCGCACAACTGGTATCCTCTTTCATCTTCTGTTGCGCCTTGTGCTTCGCTCAAAAAGAGTATGCCTGTCCTGCCCTCTCCTGTAATCCCCATCATCGGGTGTTTGTTAGTTTTATACATGCCGCACTCTTCGCAGGGAGGAAGGTCTGGCTTTTTCGCTTTAGTGGAAGTTCTCTTCGTTGCCTTTCTTTTGGGCTTTGTCGGGGTGAGTTCAACATCTTCTAATTCAAAAAACCCTTTTCGCCTCATAAACCTAACCCCTTTTGTGCTTGTATGTCGTTTCCCCACACATCCCATCCCTTTACTTTACGTCTAGCGAATAACTCAATGTAAGGAGGATGAGATACAACCTCAATCATTTGACGCATAACTTCGGGTTTGACAGAATGCTCAGTTCGGGGTGCTAAAAATGCTGTTCTACCTTGGGCTCGTTTCCCCGAGATGTCTTGCTTATACGGCAACGTCTTATGGGTTCCAAATAAACAGTGCTCAGTCATCCCGCGAAAGTACTGTCCCAAACCTATTCTATCCTTAATCCAAGTAATACAAGTTTTGTAAACAAAATCCCACCGTCCCATGATTTCTATAGCGTGAGGTAAGTAGTTATTTGTCGTCCATAGGTAGAGGTGACAACCCTCGGGATGAATTAAGGTATTGACAGGAAGACTCATTATTTCTTTAATGGACATAAGCGGGTAGTGGCGATCTGCCCCACGCTTAATCTTGCCTCCGCCGTATTCAGGCCAAGGCGGGTCGACATAGATTGTCTTATATTTACCTTTTGGAAAATCCACAGTTAGTCGTCCAGCAAAAGAAGCGTATGCCTAAAGTTCTCGCCGCTAGCGTAGAGCCGCTCGCCTATCACATAGTGTGTGGCTTTTCGCAGTATGTCGATAAGATAGTTCGGGTTGACCTGCACCTTAAACTTGATATCGTCATAGTCAATATCTACCGCCTCCTCTAACCATCCACCTGCGCTCTGAGAGCGAAACAGCATCATACCGGGTTCTACAGTTATCTTAACGGCAGTCTCGGATGAAACAGTCTTGTCAGCCACAATCAAACAACGCTCTAAGGTATCTCTTGTTTGCTGTGGAAAACTAATCTCGCGCCCCTCGGGCGCAAGATATGACTCTATTTTATCGTCTTCGATAAACTCTCCTTCCACCTGTCTCACACAAAACAGAATGCCTGACTCCCTACATGTAAAATGAATCCAAGAATCGTCCATAGTCATGTGAGTAAAGTTGTACTTGTCTAGATAGGGGACAGCCAACCTTGTGATAAGGAAGTCAAACGGACTAGGTGTTGGTAAGATAACTTCACTGGCGCGTCGGCCGTCTGTGCTCCGTACAGTATTTCCCCTGACATGGACGCATGTCCAGCGTGGGTATTCCAAACTGTCGGCTGTGGAGAAGCGCGCACCCTGTATAGCTTTTAAGAATCCGTCAGTGATCGGCTTCCACTCGCCTTGAGGTTCAACGTTTGGATGGCGAATTCCTTCTACACGGAACATGCCTGCACGTGTTCTTCCACATGTGAGACGTATTTCGTTGCCTTGAACGGAAAACTCCATCTCTTCATGAGTGAGTTTTGAGGTTAACTGAATCAGTTCATTGGCATAAATTGCCCCCGATAAATCTGATTGGAGTGGAACGCTGACGAAGATATCTTCGTTAAACGTAGTTATCTTGTCCGGATAGAACTTAAGACAGACATGCGCTTGTTCAAAGCCCCTAGATGACAGCCCGGGTTTGAGTTGTGTTAAAATGTCTTGAAACTCTTGCCTATTTATTCTCACTTGTGTGTTTTCTCCTCATAGTGATAGTGTATTGTTTTCTTCCTGCGTAATGTTCACGCGTGAAGTATTTAGTCCAAATTGAAACCTCAAACTGCATATCCCTTGCCGCGGCTCTCATTTGGTCAGCGAAGGATTGAGGTCGGTGTTGTTGGCGTTCCACTTCATCCCACGAGTAGTAACGGTAACTAGTAACTCTACCTGAGGCGGTTTGCATTTGTACGTAGTTAGCCGGAGACGGAGACGGCCACCCATACTCACCCACCGCGTGACTTATTGACATGGAGTAGCTGTCAGATAAGTTACTTATCTCGGAGTCCTGCGGTTCGAATTCTTCGACGCCACAATCGTCGCTTGTAAGGGCGTCGGCGGGTATGACAAACTCAAGACGGGTTGAATCAGGCATCAGTAATCTCCTGTGGAAGGGAGCGGTAGCACGCGTGAGCAAGTCCGGCGTGGCCGCTGTTAAAGAACGGGGCTTCGAACCACGAGATGACTTCTGCGGCTCGGCCTATACGTTTGTTTTCGAGCATGTTACTTAAGAAGTATTTCAGGACATAGCGCCGTATACCTTCGGCATCCTCCGCACTCAAACTGGATAGTACCGTAGCGACGCGTCGCCAGTTCTCCAAGTTATCAAGAGCTTTACATAGGTCCAGAACAGAGGCTGTTGCTCTAACTTCCTCGTCAATGGCGGCGAGAATCATATCCTCGTCTTCCATATCAATGACTTTCCCAAGGGTGGTTAGCGCTGTACGGGGTATGCCTGAGCATACTTGGCTTATTTTGTTAACAGCCGAGTCCGGGAATTTCCCCACACCTTCTGCTGTCAGCACAATGTTAAGTAATTTCCGAATCTCAGGCCCGTTTAGCGGCCTAACATCATAGCGGATGCATCTGTTTTGGACAGTAGGCTTTAGACTTTGCGGTTCTGTAGTGCACAGAATCATAATGAGATGTGCCGGAGGCTCCTCTAGGAGCTTCAAAATAGCCTCTTGGTACAATGCTGTGCTACCTTGAATCTCGTCTAAGATGAACACCTTGTATGGCTTGCCGTCAAGTGGGCGGTATCTAGCTCTGTCGATTAAATCTCTAGCGCTGTCAATTCCACGAGCACTGGCAAGGTTGAACTCTTCAACGTTAATCTCACCGCAGTCCACTTTGGATGCGACAATCCTAGCCAAAGTAGTCTTGCCGCATCCAGTCGGGCCAGCAAATAGCAGAGCCCTAGGTTTGTCTGGCCCCGCTAACGAATCTCGTAGCGCTGTTTTTATCGCCTCATTCCCCAAGAACTCGTTAAAGTCTCGGGGTCTATGATCTGTGTGAAGTGGCATAAGAAGGTTCTTTGAACTCCTCTGCTAGGTCGTCTCTTCCGTACGACCTGTACTTGTTAGCCCTCGCTTTGTGTAAACAGTCCGAACACAGTTGAGTATGGGTGTCTTTAGGCATCCCACACCTACACTTTTTTCTTGGACGACCTCTTTTTTTCGCCATTAAACTTCTCCTAAGATTTTAAGGGTATTGTAGGCGACGACGACATCCTCTTTAGTGCCGCCTTTTAGGTAGGCGCGATACGCAGTTACAACCTTTTGCAGAGCCGCAATTTCTGCGACAACAGCATTCTCACTTCGAGAATAGAGCCACTCTGCGATGTCGGAAGTATCTCCAAACGGGCAGTCCAACGTAGGCATTATTCCTCCTTTTTCAGAATCCAAAAGTAACTGTGAAATTTGCGTGCGTGAATTTGCCTTTTATGTCGTGGATGCATCATACGATGTTTGGCTAACAGGATGAACAAGTCAACTGGGATAAAACCGATTTCCTTACTTCTATTGTAGACTTCAACATGCGTAAAATTATTTCTACCTGACAAGACTCCATCCTGACATTTGACAATAAGCCATCCTCCGGGTTGGAGTATTCTGTACGCTTCTTTCATCATGTCAGAATAGACGTCCCAGAGGTCTTCAATTGTCCCAACGACCTCACCAAACAGCTCTTTTAGACTCGCACCCGGGCCGGTTCTTGCCATGAACGGGGGATCGAGCGCTACACAGTGTACAGACGTATCAGGTAGTGGCAACGTCCTCGCATCAGCTTGTACTACCCCGTGCTTGGCAGGACGAATGTCAAATTTGAATTTGGGCTGTTCAATCCCGTGCTTGTAGAAATTCCCTCTTCCATATGTGGCGTCGCATTCAATCGAGCCTGTGTGGAGTTGAATGGCCCACCGCAAGATATCATGTTGAGAGTAAGAAATCGAGGGGATGATGAAGTTTTTACTCAGCTGTCTCTCCTTGATTGTGGAAGAGTAGGAGCAGTCTCCCCGATGTTAGTCAAGATTCTGTGAACATATTCGCGTAACGCTACAAACAACGCCATCAGTTCTTCATTTTCCTGTTCAAGCTTTTTTATGTTTGGGTCTCGCCATTTGTGGTTACATTTCGGACATTGTGTTTTTAACATCGTTTCCTTTCCTTAGTGTTGCTTTTGGGTAACTTCCAACTCAACCTGAAGTGTTACCTTCCCATGCGGGCACGAGATAGAGACTCTGTTCCCCTCTTTGCACGGAAAGTTGTAGTGATAAGTCTTGTATCCACAACACGGCAATGCGACATAGATAATCACGCTCATTGTTCCTCCTTTTACATTCTCATAGGTTCCTTGTATTTACCTTTTGGATTATAGGGCCACGGCCACGGAGGTAATTGTTTGTAAAGATTCCAGAAGTATCTGATGTTAGCCACATCTCTTTTTTTGTAGTCAGTAGAGACTTCTTCTAACGTCAAGCCTATAGACTCGAGGTATCGGAGTACCTTAGCCTTCGATTCGTCTTTAAGCGTTTGAAAGTGTTCCCTCTCTTTGAAGCGTTTGGGGGACTCTTGCGATACAGTAACGCGTAGAGCAACTTTTGCATAATTATGGCCCGTAGGAGTCTCTTCTGGAACGTACAGAGTGCCCATTCGACTTGTCTTGACCCACGCAGTGGAGTCAACACTAAACCACGGAAACCTAACAATTGAGTCCAACGCTGTCATGGCGAAGCCGTGAAGCTTGCGTTGCGGTATGCCGTCTTTGTCGCAGATGAACCTGAATATAGCGTTGGCGAACTGCATAAAGCTGTCTCTGTTAGCGCCTGCCGCGACCCCCCCTATACCGATATATTCGTATCTGTCAGCGTACATTTCGAGAGTTTTCAGGTAACTCAGAGGATCGGATTCGCCCACAGGACCGTGATGTATCACAGGTATCGGATTAAGCCCGTGGGCTGACTCAAGATACTGTTGGACTTTTAGGGTCAACTTGGGGTTTTTAATGACGTCGACATTAACATAGACGTCAATCATGTGGCTGTATTTCTTAACCAGCTCAGCGTAGTTGTCCACATAGTCCCAGAAATCTTGAGTTTCGTAGTAACTGTAGTCTCTTGTATCCCGAGCATGGATATTGAACAATGAGTGCGCTCCAGAGTCCAACATGATGGAGTCTTGAATACCCAAGTCTACAGCCGTTTCTGGGTCATACGAGGGTGTGTATGTGCAACCTGCTAACTGGTCTCGCGTGCCTCTTAGATACTCAACGTTCTGCCTTTTATCTCCGTACTCTATGATACGCACATCGGCCTCGTCCTTCCAATAAAAATTGGAGAGTAGCCGAAATGGATATCCGCGTGTACGCTCTTGTACAGCTTCTATCATAGCATCCGCCTGACAGTCTTCCTCAGTCCAAGTAGCTAGATACAAGCGTGAGTTTCGATTGTACTGCCATATGGCCTCGCTCATTGTTCGTTAGTCCTTTTGTACCTCTGCTCCGTTTTCGTTGTCCTCAAAAACAGAGACAAAGTCCGCGTTTACTCCTTCCATGATTTCTTTGGCAATCATTTCACACGACCGTCCACCAAGGAAGCGTCCATATCCTGCCTCTTGTACATAAGGCCATCTGCTGTGGATGAACAAGTCCACTCGTTCTTTACACACAAAGAATTCAAGCTCTCTGTTGTCTCCCTTTACTTTCCACTTGACAGTAACATGGAAGATGTGACGATGGAGGTTACGCAGGAATCCAACTTCTTCAATATCGCAATCGTTCCAAGCATGAAGCCCAACAAAGGACGTACTAACTACTATATAGGTAGTCAGCATAGGTGGGGTACTCCTCTCTGTGGCCCCGGAAAACAATGTCACAGATGCGTTTTATGGTTGTGGCGAATGTCGCCACGAAGTATTGGCGTTGTTCGGTCACAGCTTGTAACCCTAAATCTCTTCCGTAATACATCATAGTACGAGCGAGAGTCTTGTAGAGCACACTCTCGTCTTGATAGATAAACAGCGGATCGTAGAGTTCAACATAACTCAATCTGTTCGGGACAACAGGGATGCATCCTGCCATCACAGCCTCGACCATAGATAAACCAAACGTTTCTTGGAGATTACATGAGACTGCTATCTTGGACGACGCCAACAAGTGATAGTAATCCCTTTTATTACGCTTAATCTCCTGCGATTTGACAAATTGCCAGTCAGGGAAGTCGACCCTGAGTTTTTCTGCTATAGAGTCAAACAGCTCCGGTTGTTTCTCGGGGCAAAGTCTGTGAGGGAAAACAACAATATTTTCTTTTGGAACATCTGTAGGGATACCTTCAGGGTAGACAATAGATCCCATCGCAAACGCTTTTTCCCTGTCAACAACACGGGTATGACAAGCCAGTTCTTTATGGAAATAAGAGTTGAAGAACAGAAAGTCAGCAATCTTAAACCAACTGTTCTCCAACTCTCTACCCCAATAATCCAACCCTTTCTGAGCCAAGAAGTCCCAAGGGTCGTATGTACCAGCGTGAAGCCATCCAGCAATCTTGAACTTCAGTCCGAGTGTGTCCCGAACATAGGCGAGCATCTCCACACCGGGGAACCAGTAATCGTGAAACAGAAATACATCGTCATCACAGATTTCACCTGTATGAAGTAAGCGCATGATTTCTTTGAGCTGAGTCGCCTTGTAGTGATTAGTCGAAATAGCGTCTAGGAATACCCCACGTTGGATGTTCCCTGTCAAGGCTTCTCCTATTATATTAACATAGGGTACTCCAAGACGCTCAAACTCAGCAGGGAACCACCGGAACCATTGTTCTGTGTATCTCTCGTCCAACGGCTCGATGGGAACGTTGATTATCCTAACTGGCACTTAGTCTCCTCTACTTATATTATAGGGTTATTCTTCGTCTTCTTCGGCTGTGTCACTCATTTCCAGTATAGCACGCAATACGAGGTAGGGAAGTCCGATAGGCCAAAGGACAGACAGGATAGCCATACCAAAAAATGCTGCCGAACGGTCAGTCCCATCCGCCTTCTTTAGACTGTTCCAACTCAACAAAATCTGTCCGACGAATGCCACCACAATTATTACGATGTAGAATTGCACATAGTCCCCCTTTTATTTTTTAGTCCACTCGCGTTGGACGGTAGCCAAGAACTCTGCTTTTACAGAGGGTTCCTCGGCAAAAATCCCTCTTATTGTATCTGTAACGAAGGGTACACCGGGCACCTTGACACCGCGACACGCCTCGCACAGATGAGAAGCCGAGACTATAACCATACAACCTCTGGGTTGAACTTGTTCCATAAAAGTGTCGGCAATACTTTCTGTCAACTCTTCCTGAATAGTCAACCTAGCCGCCGAGTGGAGAATAAAGCGTATGAGCTTCGAGGCTCCAACTACACGGCCATTCGGAATGTAGCCAAAATGAACTACCCCATTGTAGGGGAGCATGTGATGCTCGCAATAACTATAAAAAGGAACTCCTATGCGAGCAACTATTCCGCTGTAAGTAGCGTTAAAGTTTGTGAATGTGAAATCAAACTCATCGTAGCCCCTGAACATCTCTGCGTATGCCTTAGCTACTCGAGTGGGAGTTTCTAGGAGACCCTCCCTATCGGGATTGTCTCCTAGTTCCCTAATTAAACTCTCGATGAGTTTAGCTATCCTCTTCTTCTTCGAGTTTCCAAATCCCGTTTTCTTCGACAACAGTTAGTCCTCGCTTCCTAAGGTGAAGAATGTGGCCTCGTACGCGTGCCCGCCCCACTCCTACGGTAGTGGCAATTGTGTCGAGGTCTGCTCCTTGTCGTAAGCAGGCATTCATCCGTGCGGCCTGCGTCCCAGGTCGTTCTTTCATTCCTAACTCCTTTCGTGTGGTAGATTCAACAGTCTCACATTTTTCAGATACATCGCACTTGACACATTGTTCGTCCTCGGGGTCTCTGTTGCGTCCGAACTCTGGACACAGTTTACGTAACATCTGTCTTTCGACATCAGAAACAGGTTCCATGTTACAAACCCTCCTTTTATGGCATGTCTATAAGTTTGTGGATTTGACAACTTAATAAGACGTTCCAAAGCCTATCACGTATCATCCAATCAGCCAACTGTGAAGCAAGTAAACCAAAATGACGAGTGGGAGTTCCGATGCACAAGGGGCTAAAGGCAAACCTTGCCGGAATGTGTGGGGAATAGCTCTCGACGATGTACTTGGCTATTTCGTAGTCGCGAGAATCAGCGATAACGCATTTAATCCAATCGTGTGAACGTAACTTTTTATAAACAGCGGCAAAGTCCGGAGTTGCACTTTTGCCTTTTAGTCCAGAACTCGGCAGTTTGTAGTCAACGACAAAGGACACCTTGTCGTCGTCCAGTCGAAAAATTTTGAATGGAGAGATTGTACCGTTTGTTTCGATAGAGAAGGTCGGGTTTCTGAGCTTCGATGAGTACTTAAGGGATTCTATTAGTATCCAGACTTCCTCGCCCTGCAACAAAGGCTCTCCACCTGTGATTGTAATATTTGGACAGCCCAGCTCCTCAACGGTGGCGACAACTTCGTTTAGCCTCATTTCGTTGTCGCCAGTCTGTTGGGCGTTTGGCACATCGCACCACGTACAGGACAAGTTGCACCCAGCTAGGCGTATAAAGGTTGCCAATCCGCCTTGTC